TATAAAAATAATATAATTTCTAAATTATTAATTTTATTAAATTCGAAAAAATACATATCATTTTATATAGATTATTTAAAATGTTTTAAAAGATTTTATCCAAAAGATTATAAAAATTTTTTAAAAATTAATAAATTATTATATAATAATATTAATAAAAAAAATCCATTATTTAACTTTTATATTAAATTGTGTAAATTAATTAATATAATTAGATAAACAGATTATTTCCATAAATTTTTTTTTAATAAATATTTACATTTAAATAATTATTAATCTTCTTTAGAATCAGTTTGTAATCCTTTATCGCGTCTTTCTTTCTTTTTTTTTCAAGTTTTTCTTTTCTCTTGTAGTTAAAATTTTTTATTTTTTTATTTTTATTTCATTACCCAACAAATCCAAGCACTGTATTATTAATATATGAATTATTATTATTAATTTTTTCATCATTTATTAATTCTCCTTCTCATGTAAATAATCATTATTTAATGATTTATCTAATAGCAGTGATGATTGTTTCGATGATTTATCCGATTAATTTTTTTTTTATATAATATAATTATAATATTTTTTTATATAATAGAGATGACTATTAGAATACCTCCAGCATACAAAAATGTTTATATTTATCCAGATGGAAAAAATAAAAAAATTTTAGCATATGGGTTTGATAATAAAAATAGAAAACAAGTTATTTATAATCCCGAATATGTTAAGTTACAACATCAAAAAAAATATAAAAAAATTTTAAAATTAAATAAAATATTTAAAATTATTATTGATGATATTAATAAAACTATAAATGAAAGTCATAAATTAGATATTAAAAATTATGAAATTTCTATTATAATTTATTTAATTATCTATTGTGGTTTTAGAATCGGTAATGAAAAATATAAATGTGAAAATAATTCATATGGTATTACAACATTACAATACAATCATTTAAAATTTAATAAAAAAAATTTAATAATCGATTTTATTGGTAAAAAAGGTGTTAGAAATTTATCTGAATGTTGTAATGATAAGATCATAAATTATTTAAAAAAAAAGAAAAAAAATAATAATATTGATGATAAAATATTTAAATATACTTCTAGTGATGTAAATAATTTTTTAAAAGAATATAACCCAAATATTACTTCTAAAGATTTAAGAACCTGGAATGCAAATAATTTATTACTTAAATATATTAAATTACCTGAAATTAAAAATTCAAAAAATCCTGTTAAAAAAGCAATTGAAAAAGTTGCTGAAAAATTACATAATACATATCATATTTGTTTAAAAAGTTATATCAATCCAATATTAATAGATAAATTAAAAAATATAAATTAATTATCTACCGAAAGGTCCATCTTTTTGTTGGTGCTCGTAAATTGCCAAAATTTCCATATACAGTATGTCCTTGTCGTGCCTTCTGTCTTTTCTTTTCCAGAGCAACTTGCGCAGCTTGTCTTGTTTGGTTTTCATTTCTTAATAACCATGGATTGAGAGGCTCTTTTCTCATTACCTTCTCTCTCTTCTCTCTCGCTCGCTGTCTATTATGATCATGAATCTTCGTTGTCGCTGTGTTTTTCAAATTAACTGCCGCGTTTTGTACCCCTCTTAACCGCTGTCCCCAAGTAATATTTCCTCCAATTCTTTTTTTTTGTTTTTTTTTTAAATATTTTTTATATTTAACAACATTTACCATACGACCCTTGTGTTTTAAATATAATTTTTTAGAACCTTTTTTCTTGTACACTCTTCGTTTTTTACCATTTATAAGTTTTTTTTTATAAAATATATATTGCATTAAAAGTATATATTTCTATTATATATAAATAATAAAAATAAAATATATATTTAAATATATATTATATATTATCAATAAATAGAATAAAAATAATAATGCTAACAAATCAAATTTATTATACATTTATGAATTTAACTAGTATATATTTATTTGATAGAACGCTTACTGAAATTTTTACAGATAAAGCAAGATGGTATCAGATACATTTTATAATTAATTTTATAATTGTAATTAATATATTACCTGATCTATTATATATAATATTTGATCCTAAAAATAATTATCAATTGATAGATAAAAATGATACTAGTAATTATTTAAGTAATTATCATCTTTGTTTACATATTTATCATATAATTGCTTTTGAAAATTTAAATTTCTGGGATTACTTCCATCATATTATTTTCGCATTTTTAGGAATTATTCCTGGTATGATTTTTGTAAATTCAAATCAATTATATTTTCATAAAATAGCATGTGGTGGATTACCGGGTATGATCGAATATGGTTCATTAGTTTTATATAAACATGATATAATTACAAAATATAGACAAAAAAGATTGAATACTATTTTATATTTATTCTTTAGATTACCATTATGTATATTAGGTGCTGTTTATAATATGCTAGCATATTATAATAGTTATATAGATGATCCATTATGGATAACAATATATGTAAATATGATGCTATATTTTAATGGTACATTATTTGCTTATTTAACAGGTCATAGTTTTTATAAACTAAAATATTTATCAAAAACGTGTTAATCTGTAATGTATTGCGCCAAAATCTATATTTTTAATATTTTTTTGTTCTTCTTCTTGAATAGTTTTTAATTTTTTACTTTTCTTTTGACTCTTTTGACTCTTTTGAGTATATCTTTGTAATTTAATACTTGGACTCGCCATCATTTTTTTACCAACATTAAAACTATATTTACGCATTGATGGATTTTCTAAATGAAGTTTATATTGTTTTTTCATATTGTTTTAATTTATTTCTTTCTCGCTCTCTCTGTTCAAAAGCTTTATCAATATAATCATCTATAATATCTAGATTTAAATCTTTACCACCTCCTTTTTTAGAATTTTTTTTTTTAATAATTTTAATAAAATTTACAAGATTCATCATACGACCTTTATGTTTTAAATATTCTTTTTTAGAATTATTTTTTTGATAAATATTACGTTTCTTACCATTTATAATTTTTTTATAAATAAAAATGTATTTATCCATTTAATAATTATAAAGATTAAAAAAAGATCATTTCTTTATTTTTATAAAAATTTATAAAAGGTTTTAATAATTAATTTTATTATTATAATATAGGAAAATATGAAATATATTTTTTATAAAATAATTTTTTTTAATGGTAAAAATAAAAGAATTTATAAAAAAGAAAGTTCAATAAAATTATACTGTAAATTAAATGGCAAAATGATAGATATTAAAAAATATAAAGAATTATGTAAAAAACCAAAAACCAAAAAAGTTAAAAGTACTAAAACAAAAAAAACCTCTAAAAAAGTAAAAAGTACTAAAACAAAAAAAACCTCTAAAAAAGTAAAAAGTAAAAAGTTTAAAAAAACTAAAATATATAACGGAGGAGACAAATTAAAGTCATATGAAGAATTGAGAAGAATTGATCTGCAAAGTATCGATAACATTATGACTAATGATTTAAAATCTCTTTATAACCAGGTCAGGTGGATGAGAAGCAATCTAATGGCGACCGGTAATGAGATGAATTCTAATAGACTCATTACGTTGCAGGATAAAGTCTATAAACAGCTGCTAGCACGAGGCTACAATTATGATGGAGAAGAGTGGCATATATAATGCCTGGTTTCAAATTAATTTTAAACCATCTTCGGTTATATAATTGGATAGCATATCACTAGTTATATCACTGATTTCTTTGATTTTTTTTCCATAAGTTTGAGGATTTTTAGGAAATAATCTAACTTTATGAGGCCAATGTGATGTCATTCTTAATTCGTTAAATATTTTTTTTCTTTTATCTAATTCTTTTTGATTAGCTAAATTTCTAGGAGTCATACAAATATAAACAACACATCTAAAATTAAAATTATCAGGTGAAGTTTTATCAACCGGATTACCATAATGAAGTGTTCTACTATCCCAAAACACACCATAACCTTTAGGACATTTAATTCTTTTTTCTAAACAACCATTATTAATATAAAAGTCATATTGTTCTTTATTTTGTAATTTAAACCAATCCTTTTTATCTATAATTTCAAATTCTTCTCTAAATTCTTTGTGAAAATTGTTACTATTTTCTAATATAACTAAAGTAGCATCACCTTCATTAGTATCATAAGCATTTATCCAACTTTGAATGCATTCAAAATTATTTCTAGTATAACTTTGATCTACATGAAACCAAGAATTTTGATTTCTAATAGGTTTATCTAAAATATAAATACTAGCACCATCAAAACTAACAATTAAATCATCTGTATCCCATATTTTAGAAAAAACTTCTTTTACTTTAGGATTTTGTCTAACTTTCCAAACTAATTCTGAATGTCCTACTTTCCAATGTTGCAATAGCATTTTATGATTTGGAAATAATTCTAAAATTTGTTTATACGTTGTTTTATCATTTCTATTAATTGGAATTTCAAAATCTTTTGTTAAAAATTCTAATAAATTCCACTTATCATTTATCATTTCATTACATTCATTTTCATTTAAAATAGGAGATATTGCAACTCCATATTTTTCAATTTTTGTTTTAATATTTTCTTTATTACATAAATATTTTTCAAATTCATATAATGTTGACATATTAATTAATAACAAATAGTAAAAATCATTTTTTTATTTCTCCAAGAATAAAAAATTTAAAAATAAAAAATTGATATAAATATTTTATTTAACTAATATTAAAGGACGTTTATAATGGATATAGATACTATTGTTATGAATCTTAAAGATATGTTGAAAGAAAGAGGTGATAATATAGATGAATTTGAAGAACATGAAATGGAAATAGAAAGGGATGAATTTTATAATGATGGAAAAATATTAGAATTTAATACATCTAATACAACAATAATATTCGCAATGACAAAAAAATCAAGAAAAACAATATTAGATGAATTAAAAATAGAGAGTGAAGATATAAAAAAATTTTTACTTAAGTATAATAATAAAAAAAATGTTATATTAATATTTAATAATGATGTAATATCTGCACCAATACAACAATTAATAAATAAATATGATAAATTATTTCAAAAAAATAATGGCATACTACAATATTTTTATGCAAAACAGTTATTATTTAATCCAACTAAACATGAATATGTTCCAAAACATATAAAAGTTAAATCGCAAGAAGAAATAAATGATATATTAAAAGAATATATGATTACTTCAAAATTAAAATTGCCATATATATTACATAATGATATAATTGCTAAATGGTTAGGATTAACACAGGGTGATATTGTAAAAATAGAGAGATATAATAATAATAGTGGATTATATTATTACTATAGATGTTGTATTTAAATTATATTTTATAATATATAAGTAATAGAATATGTCTATAATAAATAATGAAAGTATAAAAAATGGTAATAAAGTTATAGATTTAGGTAATTTAAATTTAGAAATAGAATGTGATATAAATTCAAGAAAAAATGTTTTTTTTTCTAATTATTCTAATGATCCAAAAACAAAATTGATAAATATAGTATTTAGTTATAATGAAAAAAATAATGAAATATCAGAATTTAAATTTAAAATTAAGAATGAAAATAAAGATAAAAAAAAATTTTATAGAGCAAGTGCATTAATTGTTGCCGGTGGGGGAGGGGGGGGTTATAATATTGGTGGCGGTGGAGGTGGTGGACGTGTAATATATTATGATAGTTTTTTATTAAGTACAAATACTAATTATAATATATTTGTAGGAAGAGGTGGAGAAGGAGGAACACAGGAATATGAAGCGGGTGAATCTGGATATAATAGTGGTTTAAGTTCAATATTAGCAATAGGAGGAGGAGGAGGGGCATCTCATGTATTTACAAGACCATTAGATATTGTTAATAATGAAAAAAATAATATAGAATATGGAGGTCAAAAAGCAAAAGGATTAGATGGCGGTAGTGGTGGTGGGAGTTGTGGTTTACAATATAAAGAAGAAAAAGATGGAAATACAAAAGGTATGGCAAAAGAATTAGAAAAAACATATGAATATCATAGTTACGGATTTAATGGTGGTAATTCATATGATATAAATAATAAATTAGAGAATAGTGAAAATTTAGTTTTAAGAGGAGGTGGAGGTGGTGGTGCATCTGAACAAGGAGAAAATAGTTATTCAATAACAGGAAATCAAACTGGAAAGGGTGGTGATGGTATAGCAATACAAGATATTAATGCGGGTAGTGGTAACGAAAACAAATACTGTCCGATATTAATATTAGATAAATTTAATATAGAATGTATAGATAATAAATTTAATAAAATAAATAAAAGACGTACAAAAATAGATAATCCTAAAAAAATTTATTGGGGAGCAGGTGGAGGAGGTGGATCATTTAATACACGTGCTGGCGAAGGTGGAAAAGGAGGAGGAGGTGGAGGAGGATATTATGAAAATATATTAAAACTTCCTGATAAAAATTTAATAGGTATAGGTGGGAGAGGTATATTAAAAGTTAATAATAATGGATTATCATCATCTGAAGAATTAAATGAAGAAAATATGTATAAATTAACAAAAGGAGGAAATGGTATTAATTATACCGGTTCTGGAGGAGGAGGTGGTGGTGTAGGTGGTTATGGTGGAAAAGGAGGAGATGGAATAGTAATATTATTAATAGAAACAGAAGAGGAAGAAGAAGAGAAAGAAGAAAAATTTCATCATAATAATGATGAAGAAATGAAAGAAATAATAACAAAATTTGAAAAAAATAAAGAATTATTTGGAACACAAATATCTAAATTTTATCATTATAATATTAAAGATAATAAAGAATTCTATTCATATATAGATAAATTATATGAAAATGTTATAATAAAATCGGATTTTGCAATACCATTTAATTATGATCGAAAAGTTTATGATAGTAAATTTCATGAATATATTAAGATAATATCAGAATTAAAAATTGAGTATGATCCAATACTATTTTATATTAAAAAAGATAATACAAATAAATATATTGATAATAATAATTTATTCAATTATCAGCGTCTTCTGATAATTATAGTTGATTTAATTGAAGATATAATGGTATTTAAAAGAGAATATAAAGACTATTATAAATTATTAAAAACAATAGAAGAAATTGAAATAAAATATATAGAAAAAGAAAGAATAAATGAGTTTGATGTAGATATTAATATAGATAATGTAAAAATAAAAGAAGAGAATTTTAAATTGAAAGTATTAATTGATAATAAAAATTTACAATTAAATGAAATAATAAAATTAAAAATACCAAATTATTCTAAATTAACAAAAATACAAACAGAAAATGTATTAAATAATTTAAATAATAAAAATATAAAAAAATTACAAAATGAAATAATAGAATTAAAAAAGTTACAAAATGATAATAATTCAAAAATAAAAAATTATGCTAAGGATGATATATACTATACTTATAATAAAAAAGAAAATAAATTAATACTATATATATCGGATAATAATAATTATATTGTAAGAGATTTTTTGTCAAATGATTTTGTAAAAATAATATCGAAAGGATTATTTGGTGCAGATCAAGATATTAAAGAAGACAAAATTATAATTGATAATATCCAGGAAATGTATAATATTCATAATATAGATGAATATATTGATAAAAATGAATTAAATGATGCAAATAAACTAAATCAATTTATCAGAATATATTTATATAGTTTTTTAAATGTGAAAGAATATAATTTTAATAGAAATTTAATATCACTATATCAATATTATAGTCAGATTTTAATCTTACAAACATTATATAGAGAATCTGAAAAAATATTAATTTCTAGAAATATTTTATATAACAGTAATGATGAAGTTGAAGCAGAAAAAGAAGTTTTTAATATATGTGGCGGTAATGATAAATCAGAAAATCAATTGAAAAAATATAAAAATGGCTTATATGATTTATTAAGTAATATAGATAGAACTGTATTAAATATAAAATCATTAAATGGTTATGGATTTATTAATAAATATATTAATTATTTTAAAATTAATTATGGTATCATAATATCAAATAGTTGTCCTTATATAACAATAAAATTTTCAGCATATGATAGTGAAAGAATAAAGAAATATTTTAGAGAAAGTATTAATGATAAAGAAATATTAGATTATAAAAAAGAAGAAAAATATTATAATAATTTAATAGATAGTTTTGTAATAGAAATAGATAATAAAAGATTTAATATTATTAAATTTAATTTTATAGATGAAAATATAATATCAATAAAAATAGAAGATAGATTATATAAAATATGTAAAAATGAATATATTAAAAAACTTAATAAATCATGTATGTTAAATGAAGTAGATATGGAAAATCAAAACATATATGATAAAAATAAAAATAAAATTTGTAATATTTTAATATTACCTAAAGATTCAACATTTATAAAAGATATATATCAAACAGATGTAGAAAAAATAGAGGATTATAATACAAAGATTAATAAATATAAAAAAGAATTAGATAATATAGATTTAAATTATACTAAATTTAAAAATAAATATGATAAAATTATAACAAAAAATTATATATATTATTTTACATTAAGTATAATAACATTATCAATATTTTTTATATATTTATTTAATATTACTACAAATACAAAATCTATAATTTTATTAGTAATATTTTCAGTTATAATAATATTAATTGTAATCAATTATTTAACTAGAGTTCATTATGAAGATATAGTAGAAAGTTTTTCAAATAGTGAAGAAGATAATAGTATAAAAGATTTTACTTATTATAAAATTAATAAATCAAATGTTATAAGTAATAAAAAAATAAATCAACATTGGGAAATAAAAATACTGTTAGGAAATACAGATTCAAATAATTTAAAATTTCCATCAAAGAAAATTAATAACATTGATTTATTAAAAGAAAAATTAATAAATAATTTAATATTATGGAGATCTAATTCTTATTATAATGAAATATTAAAAATTATTAATATTGAAATATCAACAAAAGATGAAAATTTTAATAAAATTACTCATATTACATTTTTATCAAATAAAAATATTATTGTTGATACATTAATTGATGATATTACTATATTAAAAAAAGAAGATGATGTATTCAGAAGTTTAATAAATAATCATAATGAATATATGACATGGAAAGATATTTCAAAATGCAGTATGTATTTTCAACATCAAAATGATAATGTAATACAAACAGCAATAGAAAAGTATAAATTATTACATTTATATACAATACGAAATGATTTATTAAGATATATTAATAATAGATATTTAGAAATTAATAAAATAATAGATAGTATAGAATTAGAAAAAGCAAATAATCTATATAATAATGTTGATAAAGTTTTAAAAAATGAAAAAGATACTTATAATAATTATGAAAAAGAATATGTATATAAAAAAAAATATAATAGAAATATAAATAATATATATAAACATCGTATATTATTACAATCTAATTTTATAAATATGGCACTAGTATTTTATATGACAATAATAATAATATTATTATTATTAAATATTTTTCCTGATAATATAATTATTATTTTAATAATTGGTTTTGTAATACTTTTATTAAATATATTAATATATTCAACAAAAATATTACATCCTACTAGAAAAAATGCTAATCAAAAATATTGGAGTAAACCTGATTTATTATTAGAATTATTAAAAAAATAAAATTATATAAAATATTATTATATTATATTAAGAAAGTTATATTATTATTTTTATGCTTACGCGACAATCTAAATCTGTTAAAGAAAATAAAAAGGATGAAAATAAAAATCAAAAAAAAATAAATAATGATAATGGAGATAGTGACAACGATATTTACGATGATGATGATAATGATGATAATGATGATAATGATGATAATTCGGTTAATAATGATACAGACGAAGAATATAATATAGAAAATGAAGAAGAAAGTGAAGACAAAGAAAGTGAAGATGAGGAAAGTGAAAAAGGTGAAGAAAAAAGCGATGAAAGCGAAGAATATGAAAATAATAATTATAAATCATCAGTAAATCATATAATAAATAATGATGAATATGAAGATGAATATGAAGATGAATATGAAGATGAATATTATGAAGATGATGATAATATAATAAAACAAAATATAATATTAATTTTAAAAAATAATAATAAAAGAGGTAGAATTATAGATGATAAAGATGAAAAAGAACATAAATGTAGTAAGAAAAAAAAATATTCAGAAGTAATATCAAAATATAGTTATGAAGAGAAAAAATATTTTAATAATTTATCTGAAGATGAAAAAGAACGCATATATTTAAAAGAATTAGAATTGATTCAATATAATGAATCTATATCAATGCCAAATCGATTTAAATTTTTAGAATATGATATTGTAGAAAGTGTAAAAACAGCATTATTATATCATGTAGAACAATTAAATAGTATGTGTAGTTCATCAAGTGAATATTTTAAATTAAATAATTGGATAACAACATTATCTAAAATACCAATTGGTAAATATAGAAAAATAGAAATATCATCATCAGATGATGTATGTGAATATCTAAAAAAAATTAAATATAATATTGATAATAATATATTTGGTCATAACGAAACAAAAGAACAAATTATTAGAATTTTAGCACAATGGATTAGTAATCCAGAAAAAACTGGATATGTAATTGGTATTAAAGGACCACCTGGTGTAGGTAAAACAAAATTAGTTAAAGAATGTATATGTAAAGCAATGAATTTTCCATTGGCATTTGTATCATTAGGTGGAATAGATGATTCTTCATATTTATCAGGTTTTAATTATACATATGAAGGTTCAAGATATGGAAAAATATTAGAATGTTTAATAAAAGCTGGAGTTATGAATCCAGTATTTTTATTTGACGAATTAGATAAAGTATCTGCTACATCTAGAGGGGATGAAATAATTAATACATTAATACATTTAACAGATCCTATTCAAAATGAAAAATATACAGATAAATATTTTCAAGAAATAGATTTAGATTTATCAAAATCTATTATCATATTTACATATAATAATGAAGAATATATTAATCCAATTTTAAAAGATAGAATGATAACAATAAATGTAAATGGTTATACAGCAAAAGAAAAATTATTAATAGCAAAAGAATATTTAATAGATGAAATATTGCCAAAATTTAATATGAAAAAAGGAGATATAATATTTGATGATAATTTATTAGAATATATAATTTCTACATCATCATCACAAGAACAAGGAGTACGAAGTTTAAAAAGATGTATTAATAATATTATATCATGGATAAATATGATGAGATATATTAAAACAGATAATATAGAAATAAAATTACCATATAAAGTATCAATCGGTTATTATGATAAATATTGTAAAAAAAATATAGATAATAATACTGATACAAAATTACATAGTATGTATTTGTAAATAAATTATTTAAATAATATATTATATTATAAATATAATAACATTTAGTATATATTTATTATGAAAATACTTTCATTAATATTAGCATGTACTTTTGAAGGTGGTATAGGATTAAATAATACAATACCGTGGTATATTAAATCTGATTTAATAAAATTTAAAAATATTACAACAAAAACTAATGATAATTTAAAAGAAAATGCAGTAATAATGGGTTCTAAAACATATGACTCATTACCTCATAAAAAATTAAAAAATCGTGTTAATATTGTATTAACAAATAATAATAAAAAATATTTAAATAATGATGATATAATAACATTTAATAAAATAGATGATGCTTTAAAATATTGTAATAATAATAAATTAATAGAAAATATTTATATAATAGGTGGTGCAGAAATATATAATATATTTTTAGAAAAATATAAAATAGATTATATATATTTAAGTTTATTAAAAGAAAAACATTTTTGTACTTCTAATATATTAATAAAAAAAATTTTTGATAACTTTTATTTTATAAAAGATGATAAATATAATGAAGAAAAAGATAAATATGTATCATATATATGTAAAAATAAATTTTATAATAATATAAAACACAATAGCGTTTCAATATAAATAGGTTCTCTACCTTTATTAGTTGTAATTAATTTATGTTCTAAATCTGCTCCTATTTGAATAATTTCAGTTTTTTTTTTAAAATTAGGTATTTTTAAAACATCTAACACTATATCACTTAATTTTATATTATATTGAAAACAATTATATGAAAAATTTCTTATATTTTCTAAATTATAATTTTTTTTATTAAAATTTTTTATAAAATCGTATAATGGTGGAAAATTAAAACTACAAAATTCTTTACTTATTAAATGCGGTTCATTAATTTCTACATCAGCTATAAATAATGAAAAAATTAAATTTCTTGTATGATTATTAATTAAATGTTTATTTAATGGTTTATTTAAATATTTATTGAAAATATTTTGAATTTCTGAATTCAAAAATAGTCTTATTTTAAATAGTGTAAAACGACTTATTATTGGATCTTCTATACCAGATATAGAATATGTCGTACAAATAAAAAAAGCGTTATCAGAAAAACTTTCTAATAAAATTTTTAAAACAGAAAAATATTCTCTCATAACATCAATATGTTTTATTATAATTAAATGTTTAGAAGATGTTAAATTTTTATTTTTTAAAATATGTAAAATAAATTTAGTTAAAAAAGAATAATCTTTTGGTATAGATGGATTCATTAAATTAATTTCAAAAAAATATTGATTTTCTAAATATGTTACTGATTTTTCCCAAATAACTTCAGTTTTTATTAAAGTTTTTAATTTATATTTTTCTTTTAATATTTCATCAATGATAAAATCTAAAGGGAATCCATATACTGAATAAAATAAAATATTATTTTCATAATTAACAATAAAATTAAATATTTTTAATAATTCATCATTATCATAAATAATATTTTTAAAATTTTTTTGAATAATATCATAATGCAATTCATTGTTCATTAAAATTAATAATGATTAATTATACATTTATTTATAATATTTAATGAAATTCATATATAATTTTTAAATGATTATTAATATAATATTTAAAGAATATGTTAAGTATATTAAATTAATATAATATGAATAATCCATATTTAATTTTAGGAATTTCTAAAGATTCTTCTATTGATGAAATTAAAAAAGCATATAAAAAAATTGCTTTAGAAAACCATCCTGATAAACATTATAATAAAACAGATGATGAAAAAAAATTATATTCTAATAAATTTAATCAAGCAACTGAAGCTTATAATTATCTAATTAATAAAAAAAATAATTTATTTGAAAATGAGTTATTTTTTGAAGAAGATAATATTAAAAGTTGGAAAGATATATGGTATGATATGATAAATAATACAGATGAAACAAAAGATTTTATTAAAAATTTAGCAAAAATATTTATTGACAAAGATATTATTGGAAAAAAAAATAAAAATATATACAAATTTACTAATTTGCCTATTACACATAATATTACATTATCTGTTACATATAATGAAGTATATAATAATAGTAAAAAAAAATTAAGATTAATATTGAAAAGAATTAGTGAACCAATTTTTATTGATATATATTGCGCTAATTCATATCCAAATATTACTAAAATATATATTGATGATGATGATATAGAACATAATATTATTATTAATTTAAAATTAAAAAATCAAGAAAATATAACACATATTACATATGATTATAATAATAAAATAGATATAGTATATAATATTAAATTAAATTTAGTAAATTATTTATATGGATATCATAATAAAATATTATATATCGATAATAATTTATTAGATATATACATACCACCTTTTAATAAAGAATTTTATGAAATTGAAGGAAAAGGTATAAATAATGGTAATTTAATATTTAAAATATTATACACAAATATTGATATTGATAAATTTAATAATTTATCATTAGATAATAAAAATGAATTAAATAAATTATTAGAATTAATTTATTAATTTGACATTAAAATTTAGTTTATTTGATAAAAATATATTAGATGGTATTAATATTACAATTAAAATTATAAATACTATTGCTAGTATATTATCAATAATATTATATTTTTGTTTGCTAAAATTTTCTTTATATTTATATTTTTCATATATTATTATTATTACTGTTATTATTAACAATAATAATAATAATATATTTAATATATTATCTTTTTTCATTACGTAATTTATACTTTATTAATATATTATATTTTAATTATTTTGTAAATTTAATATACACTATATATTCCATGATAGTATATTGCAGTAATGCCAATTATTAAAAATAGTATTAATATTATTACATCTTTTGTTGTTTTTTTTTTATTTGTTTTCATTCTAAAGAATAATAATATTTAATTTTTTTATAATATCCATTTTTGATATACTATAAGCTGCCAATGTATTATTTTTTTCAGTATTTAAATTTAATTTTTTTATTTTGTTATATTTTTTAAAAATTTTAATAAAATAATGCGTATTTTTATTTTTATTATTTAAATTATCATAATAAATATATCCACTTTTTGAACCTACGCGTCTAATTGCAATATCAGGATTATTTGATTTTTATACAAATTTATAATTTTTATTTGGAAAAATTTTTTTTATATATTTTTTTCTACTATATTTTTTTTTTTTCCATATTTGAAATACACATTTTATTTCTGGAAATCCAAAACTATCATTTGGTAAATTATATGATTTTATTAAATGAAAATTTATTGGTATTGATTTTTGTAAAAAATATTTATTAAAACTTCTTGGTAATATAAATGAAAAAGAATCACAAAATTCTGTACATTTTTTAATAAATTTTATTGCTAGTGAAGATTTTTTACCAAATGGTGGATTACCAATTGCATGTATAGTATTATATTTTTTTTTAATTTTATTATAATTATAAGTCAAAAAGTTTTTTTTTATTATTAATTTATGTTCAGGATAAATATCAAATAATAAATTATTACTATTTTTTATACATGGTATAAATGCTCCATTACCAGCACTTGGTTCAATTATTAAATCATTTTTATATATTTTAATATATTTTTTAAATATTTTACAACAAATATTTATTATTTTTTTATTTGTATAATATTTATCATACTTTCTCATATTTATATCTACTATTACATAATAAATATATATAAATCTTTTAATTAATTAATAATTATAATGAAATTAATTTTAATTAATTCTATTCATAATAAAAATTTAAATGCATTAAAAAATTATAAAAATATTGAAATTATATTAATAAATAATATTAATGAAATAAATAATTTTAATTTAAATGAAATCGATTGTATATTTTCACCAAGTTTGCCATTAAATATTGATGCTTTAAATAGATTTGCTAATATTAAATTTATATTTGGACCACATTTTTCAGTTTTACCAGATATTAAAGTCATGTTTATTAAAAATAATAACGCGGTGTATATACAACCAAGTGAATGGTCTAAAAATATTTGGAAAAGTTTTTATTTATGTAATAATTTAAATTTACAAGTATTACCATTTGGTGTTGATACTGATAAGTTTAAAAATGATAAAGAATTAAAAGATAGAGATAAAGTATTTATTTATTATAAATATAGAGATCCAAATGAATTAGAATATTTAGAAAAATTTTTAAAGTATAAAAATATTAATTACGAGATATTTTCCTATGATAAAAAATATGATGAAGAAAAATATTTATCATTTTTAAAAGATGCTAAATATGGTATTTGGTTAGGATGTCATGAAAGTCAAGGTTTTGCATTAGAAGAAGCTTTATCATGTAATGTACCACTACTTATATGGGATGTTAAAACAATGAATCAAGAATATAATTCCGACTATGATAAATATGTTGCTACATGTATACCATATTGGAATGAATTATGTGGAGAATATTTTTATGAAAAAGAAAATTTAGAAGAAACCTTTAATACATTTATAGATAAATTATATAATTATAATCCAAGAAAATATATATTAGATAATTTAACATATGAAATCTGTGAAAATAAATTAATAGAATTAATTAATAATATAAATAACTAATTATTTTGTACTGTACTTTTTATCATATTATTATTACTACCATTGATAAAAAAATTATTTAAAGACCAATAATGTTTAATATCTGTATTAGTTTCTAAATATTTTATAATATAATAATCTAAAGGTAAATTATAATTATTATTATCGTTCATATAATTTAAAAAATTTTTTATAGCATCGTATTTCCATATTATACTATCACAACATCTTGTATGTAATTTTCTAATTAATCTATATTTTGAATTTATATCAGTAATATCTTCGATAAATGATAAATTATTATGAAAGTTATTAAATAAATTAATAGATGGATTTTTAAATATATCATTATTATGTTCGCCAATATGTATAAAATCCCATTCTTTTATATTAGATATTACTGATATAAAATCATTCAATTTATTTATATCTTTATTTAATTTAATATCACTTTCAAATATTATAAATAAACCTTCTTTATAATTTTTAATAATATCTTCTAATATTGATTTATAATTAATAATTAATGATAATTCAGATTTCTTTATTTCTCTACTTAAAAATTTATTACCATTAAACTGTGATGTATAATATTTATTAAATAATTCTAATGATAAAGTATTTTTATATGTAGGACAAATATATTTAATATTATTTTCACTTAAATTTAATTTATTTTTTAATATTAATTCTAAAGAATTATAATTTATTGGTTCATTAATTTCATCTGTTATTGAATATATTTTGGATATTTTATTATAATAATTTTTATTATCAATTTTTAATAAATTTTTAATATCTATTGCTATATCATTAATATTTCTAAATTCTTTTTCATTATTTAATATATCTAATGCATAATAAGGTTTATTAACAATATCTAACCATAAATTATCATTATTTATAATATTTTTAATTTTATCAATCAATATATCAATTTCTATATCTAATTTATCATTATCTTCTTCTAATAATGCTAATATACGTTCTTTGTTAAAATAATCATATATATATTTTGAACCCCAATATATTGGAATTATTTTTGAATTTAATCCTAAAATTATTTTTTCTGTTATATATGTTTCATATCTATTATTTTCCATTGTAATAATAAATTTATATTCACTTATTTTATTTTTAAATTCATTACTATTATATTCCGCTTTTAATATATTACAATTATTTTTATATTTCCCTAAATAATCTATATTAAAATGTTTTTCAATTTTATTCAAAATATAATTTCTTTTAATACCTTTAGGATTACTTATTACAACACATATATTTTTTTTTGGTATATTATACAGTTTATTATAATCAAATTTAATATCATTTGAAAACATATACGAAATATATAATGGCAGATTTATAATATTATTATTATTTCTTTCACCAAATAATACACAATCGTAATTTTTAGTATTTGTTAAACATTTATATTCACCATTAAATAAATATGTATGTTTCCATTTTTTAATACTTATTAATGTTTTTGTATTTATTAACATATCAAATTCACATAATATATCACTATCTTCAATATTACCTAATATAATTTCATCAGTATCATATATATTTTTAAATAAATGAATAAAAAATTTAATTGTTGTTCCTTGATTTTTACAATCTAAAAATCCAGAATAAAATCCATTGAAATATATTTTCATTATTATAAGAATAATTCAAATATTTTTTATACTATTTTAATATATTTTATTATAATAATGAATAATACTAATTTAGAAATTGAATATAATAATAAAAATACTATAAAAAAATTTATATATGGTGTTATAATTGGTATAATATATATATATTTTTTTTTTGGATTCAAAATTGTAGAAAAATCTAATATTAATTATCATTTAAATTTTATAATACATTGGCATCATTGGCTTATTTCTTTAATAATAATAATAATAATTTATTTATATTTTGAAATTAATAAATATACATATATCATATACGGATTTTTATATATATTATTAATACATGGATTAATGTATAAAGATAGATTTGATTTTAAAATATATTAAATTTTTATATATTTATTTTTCTACATTGTGTTAATAATTCAAAATAATTCTTACATAATGTTAAATCATTATTATTATTTATACAATTTGTATATAAATCTATTTCATTACTACATTTATCTGAATTATTAATTTCTATTTTTTTTGGACCAATTAATGAATCTAATGCTCTTCCTGCTAATTGCGAACCTGTTCCTAATGCTGCACCTTGTATAACTGATCCAAATATAGAATTAACTATTCCACCATTTTGTGAAGATGATTCAACCGATTGTGGTGTATTAGATTGTATAGTATTAGTATGTGCTGTATTATTAGAATTATGTAATGATTTATTATTATTATTGTATCTATTTAAGTTATTATTTTTCATATTTATTGTATAAAATATATTATAATAATACATATTATATTTAATATTTATATAATATATTATTTAAATATTAAATAATAAATAATATATTATGATATTTAATAATAAATTAAAAACAGCATTAGTAACAGGTGGTACAAGAGGAGTTGGTAAAGAATTAGCAAAGATGTTTAAAAAACATAATTATAATGTTATTATTACGGGACGGAAAGAGTCAGATGCAATAACTATTGCTGACGAATTAAATAGTATTGATAGACATTCAAAAGGTATTGTTAAAGGTTATAAATTAGATTTTACAGATATTATTAATAGTAAAAAAATATTAAACAAACTGGATAATAAAGAAATAAAACCATCTTTTTTAATTAATAATGCTGGAACATTAGATACAAAAAATATAGATAATATGACATTAAAAAAATTTGATATTTTATTAAAAGTTAATACTATTGGTCCGATGCTATTATCTAAATATTGTATTGATATAATTAGAAATAATACAGATCATTATACTGGCATATTATTTAATACTCCTCCTTATACAATTGATGATAAAACTAGTTATCTTTTACCATATATGCAATCAAAATTAGCACAAACAACTTTAATGAAATCATTAGCAAACTTATCTATAAATAATAATGCTGTTGTTTGTGGATTTTGGACTAAATATCCATTATTTACAGATGCAATTATAGAAAGAAAAATTGGAAAAGAAGAAAATTGTATGCACCCGAGTATATTAGCAAAAACATTAGAAGAACTTTTATTTAATACAACTAATCCTACAATATTTAATTCAAAAATAATTATTGATGATGATTTCTTAAAAAAAAGAAACATTTCTATAGATCAATTTAAAATAGGAAAAAATGTTAAAAATTTAGATAATGTATTTTTTAATCATTTAATAAATATAAAAAAAATAAAAAATAGAAAAGATTTATTAAAAAAGATTTAAAATTAAAAAAATAATTATATTAAATGTTGACAGATTATTATAGTAAAATAGAAAGCACTTATTGTAGAAAAATTAATATTAAATATGATTATGATAAATGTTGTGGTCCATGTAATAAAAAAATAAATAATACTAATATTGTTTTAAATACATGGGGTGATACAGTTTTAAATATTTATGGTTATATGTGTAATACTTGTCAAAATAATAGATTTAATAAAATGAACGATTTAATTAATTCAAATTCTAAAAAAGAGATAGATAATATTAATAAAGATTTATTAATTGAAGATAATATTATTTGGAAAAATATATTAGAAAATTATGATAATAATGATATTGAATTTGATTTTATATTATATAATATTGAAGAAGAATTATTAATATATAGTGATATTATTAATTATAATACAGAAATTAAATTTCTAAAATAAAATTAGATAATTAAATAAATAAGAAAATGACTAAATTTAATTTAAAATTAAAATTAATAAGTATTATAATTTTTATATTAACACTAATATTATTATATTTCATATACAAATGTATGAATAGTTATGTAATAGTTAATGAAAATTTCAACATGCAAACTACTAAACAAACATATGAATTATTACAAAAACAGTTTACAGATTCGGATTTTGTAAATAAAAATGATATAGATATTGCTAAATATAATTCATTGAAAACAGATTATAGTGAATATATAGATGAGAGTGTATCTGTTAGTAACTCCTTATGTAAAAAGAGAGCAACAACTAAATAGTTAAATTAAAAACTATAAATATTGTTCTATAATAATAGTAGAATAATCAATATCAAAATATATTCATTATTTTATAATAATATTAAATAATAAAACTTATTTTTATATTATATAACTTAAATATATTTAATAAAATATAAAATATATTTATAATAGCAGAGATAGAATTAAATGTTAAACTCAAATAAAATATTAAATTTAATATCTGTTATATTAATATTTATTATTATATATTCAATATTTAATAATACAATATATTTTAATAAATATGAAAATTTTGCAGTAATACCTGATTTTGAAGATGATTTTAAAGATAATCCTATATATAAAAAATGTCCTAGAGGTTGTGGTCATCATGAAACAGTACCAAATTGCGAAGAATGTGGTGAAGATAAACCGGATTATGATACAGCAACATTAAAAGAAAGAGAATGGATAGACAAATATCATCATAAAGGAGATTTAGCAAAAAGTTATGCGGTATCAAAAATAAAAGAATGGAAAAAAATAAATAATAAAGCATTATTTAGATTTACTTTTTATTATAATAAAAGTTTGAGATCTGTAAATATACATCCAAATTATCAATTAATATTATATGAAAAATATAATCCTGAAAAAGATAATACAAAAATATTATATGTAACAAAATGGATGGAACAATTACAATTAAATTTAAGTGATTATCGTAATTTTCCACAAATAGATTCTACAAATAATTGGACCTATATAGATATTGAACCGGAAGGTTGGGTCAATGATGTAATATTTGAAATAGTAATGAAAAATAAATTAGGATCAAATCAATATTATAAAACTCTTGATAAATCAATATTAGATGAATATGATATTGTAATTGAAGATAATAATAAAGAATTCGGATTTGATAATGTTATGGGTATGCCAGAATTATCAGATTTAGTAAATAATAGAGAAAAAAAAATTAAAAAAGGATTAGAAAAAATATTTGATGCATGTGATATAAATAAAGATAATAAAATAAGTAATGGTGAAGAATTTAGATATATTTCATTAGCATTAAATCAAGATATTAGAAAAAATGAATTAGATGAAGTTAGAAAATTATGTAAGTCTTTAGGTGTAGTATCATGTGATAATTTAAATTTAACTGAATTATGGGATAAAATGTATGATAATTTAACAGATAGTGTTAGTAATAATGATTGGACAATTAAAAAAAATTATATATTATATGGTTATAAAAAAGTTACATCAAATGAAATAATTAATGGAATAGAATATTTAATTAAAAAAGAATTGTTAGAAGTTAATCATAATATAATAAGTACAGATTTAGATGAATTAAAAAAATTAGGAGTAAATGATATAGATATTAAAAAATCAAATAGAATAATTAAAAATGAAGAAAGTAAATTAATTAAATATGTATCAAAATTAAGAGATATTAATAAATTATTAAATAACTATGAAAAAAGTGTAGATTGGGACTCGCAATATAAAGATGTTAAAGAAAGAGAATTAACAGAGATGGAAAAAAATAATAAAAAAGAAATTGAAGAAGCAAATATAGATAGTTTAAAATTGAAAAAATATAATATATCTGATAATAATTATGATATGAATTTGATATCTGAAAGAAGAATGATTAATAAATCGACATATTTAAAAAATATTGCAAAACCTTTAGAAAAATCACATCATTTTGCAAAAAAAAGATGGGAAAAATATTTTAAAGAAGGGATGAATAGTGCATATGCTGATAAAATAATAGATAATATTAAAAAAGGTAAGGGATTACATATAGATGATATAATATGGATATTTATGTATAATAGAGATGATGGTATGATGTATTTAAATGATTTAATAAATAAATTAGAAAAGTTGAATAATAACATAAAAGACAATGAAGATGATATAGAAATAACTTTGAAACCATCATGTATTAGTGAAAATAAAAATATATATACTGAAGTAAAATTAGCTAATAATTCAAAAGAAGGATTAGTTATAAGAAAAGAACAAACATTTTGGCCTATATTTGCAAGAAATAATGATGAAATAGATATAAATGAAAATGTATTATTTGAAAATAAAAAAGATTGTATAGAAAATACAGTATGTGATACACCATCTATTAATAATAAAGGGATAGAATGTATGTTTATATCAAAAAAAGCAAAAATTAATTTTGATGATAAAAAACCAGGTGAATTCTGGAATTAATTATTAAAACATTTTTTCAGTTTATCAATATTATTTAATTTATTTTTTAAATTATCATTTAATTCTGAATCTGATTCAGATTCAGATTCAGATTCAGATTCAGATTCAGATTTATTATTAATATTATTATATAAATTATTTTTAATTTTTTCGTAATCAACTTCATAACCATTATTATAATCTTTACCCCCATATAATAATTCTTTTTTCTTATAATTATTCATATCTACTCTTGAATAATTATTTTCATCACCACTATCACTTTCTTGTTCTTGATCTTCTTGAGTATATCTATATTGCATAAAATCTATTTTATATTCTGGATTTGATACAGAGTTAGTAAATTGTTCTTTTTGTTTAGCAGAATAATAGTGAACTGCGAAAACAATATCATGATTTACTCCTCTAAAATCATATAATGAACCATCAGCATTTTCAAAACGTAATGTTAATTTAGATAATTTACCAATTGGATGAAATTCTCTTAATTGCAATTTAAATAAAGGATTACTTTCTTCATTTAAACCCCAATGACTAGTTCTAATTTTTGCTAATCCAACAGTATTTTTAGTATATGATAAAGAACCATATAAATGTTGTTCTATTTCAGGACATTTTAAAATAACATATTTAGAACCAATTAAATAAACGATACCTGGTGCAATAATAACATTATTATCTTCAATAGAATCAACAGAATGATAAAATTTTTCATAAAATTTATTATTATTAATAGCTAATCTATTAAAATATGTTATAAATGTATCACTTTTACTAACATTTGAATAAAAACCAAATGTTTCATTTGCCGAAGAATTATTCATATCTAGAATTATTTTTCTTTCACATTTAAATTTAATAATATTAGTTAAATCAGCTGGTGTACTTTTACCAGCACATTGTAATAATAAATCAAATGAATGACTTGAATTTAAAAATTTAATATCCGAATTAATTCTATTTCTAATTAATAAATTAATATCTCTAAATTTTTCATTAATAGATAATATTAATTTTGAGATTGTATAATTACCAATTGGTATTGTAATTGTAAATTTTTCAAAAAAATTATTTAAAATATATCTATAATCTTTTTCATTAGATATATCAAGTAAATCATTTGGTGAATAATATAATATATCTGGTGAACTATAATTTGAGGGAACTACTTTAAAATACTTATTATTTATTTTAACAAAATTTTCAACATTTATATTACTTGGCATATTAAAAGATGCCCATTCAATATCATTAAATTCAATATATATAGGTTTATAATATTTATTATCACTTAATATATAATCATTATATTTTATATCAGAAATATTAAAATTATTCCATTCTGAAATAGTAAATGTTGTAGTTTCTTTTAATTTATTACTTAATTCTATATTATATATTTTATTACCATATATTGGTTCTATATCACCAATATATTCCCAATTTAATCCTAGTAAATTATCTTTTTCATTCAGTGCATTAGATAAAGAATTTGATTCAGCTATATCTCTTAACCATAATCCTTCTGGTTTAAAATAATATAAAGAAGGTACCCAATATCTATCAGCAAATATAAAAGAATTTAAATTTAAATTCAAAATATTATATGATAACCAATCATTTTTAGTAAATTCTATAATATCTTTATTTACATTTTCTTTTAAATAAGCTTTTAAATTTTCATTTTTAATTTCAGATTGAGTATTTGAATTATTTAACGGATTTATACCCATATTAATCCATCTTAATCCTAATGGAACAGAAACATAATCTTCAATATCAATATCAAATGTAAAATCTAAATTATTTAGTTCTGTATTTGTATAATTAAATATATTATCATTTGAAGTTATATATTTATTATATATACTATTACTTAATAATGTATTATTAATAATTGATCCATTAATAGGAATATTTGTACCACAATTAATCAATTTTGTACCAATATTATAATTATTAATTGGTTTAAAATATATACCGTTAGATAATATATAACTATTATTTTGTAAATTTTGAATATTAAAACTATTAAATTCTTCTGGCGAAAATATATTTTTATTTATTAATGAATTTGATAATAACTCATTTATTATTTCATTTGTATTATTTGGTTTTTTATTACCTATTGATTCCCATACTAAACCTAATAATTTATCATTAAATAAATTATCAGTTTTATACCATTTCAAATGTGGTTTAAGTGTATAATTTAAATATGGAATAACATTATAACTACGAAGATTATATATATTATATTGATTAAATTCTTGTTCTGTTAAATTAAAATTATTATTACTTAATATATTTTTTGAAAAATTTGGATTAAATAAAACAATACTATTATTAGTAATATTTGTATCAGACCATTTTAAAGGATTTATTACTTTAATATAATTATTCATATTTAAATTTGTAATATTAAATAATTCCCATTCTGATGATGTAAAAATATTTTTATATTTTAATTCATCTGCTAATATATAATTAATTAATTCAATACCATGAATCGGTTGAGTAGAACCATTATTTATCCATGTTAAACCAGCTGCTAAATTTGTATATGAATCAATATTATTTTTTGTAGTATTTACATATATAATAAAAGAATTCGAATCAACATCTACATTATACATAGTTTTAGGTATAGTTACATCTAAAATTTCAATTCCAAAAACATTTTTAAATGGTATATCAAAATTTATTGTATAATTATTAGGTTCAGGATATTCTTCTTGATTTCTAAATCTACTATCAATTATAAATGTGTAATTTTCTTTAATACTATGTTGTTTCATAAATTCAACATCTTCTATAGACATTTTATCTAAATATTATATATTAATATATTAATATATATAAACTTTTTAAATATGTTTGATAATAATAATTATAAAATAAATAAAAATTTTTCTAAAATTATTATTATTGGTGATATACATGGCGATATAGAAAGATTAAAAAAATTATTAATAAATGAAAATATTATAAATAATTCTTTAGAATGGATTGCATATAATATAATCGTAATACAATTAGGTGATCAATTAGATAGTTTAAATAGACTTAATAATATAAAAGATTGGGAAAAATTAAATGATTTTGATGTAGTTAATTTTACAAATTTATTAAGTAAAATAGCAATATTAAAAAATAGTTTATTTATATCTTTAAATGGTAATCATGAATTAATGAATATATTAGGTAATTATTCTTATGTTTCTAAAAAAAATCTTAATAATAGAAATAATTTATTTGATATAAAAGGTATTTATCGTAATATATTAGCGAATCGTCCATTAGTAATACAAATTAATGATTTAATATTTTGTCATGCTGGAATTAAAAAACATCATTTAGATATTTTAGATAAATATAATAAAAATATATTTTATATTAATGATATATGGAATAAATATTTATTACTTAATAATTTAGACAACATTGATTCAGAAATATTTAATACTATTATTGATAATGATGATGGTATTATATGGACTAGAAATATATATAATATTAAAGAAAATGAATATGTTTTAAATAAATTAAAATGTAGTTATATGTTTGTAGGGCATAATACTGTTGATAATATAATATTAAATAATAATATATGGTTTGTAGATTCTGGTTTGTCTAGATCATATGGAAGAAATAATTTTGAATATATAAAAATTATGAATAATAATATAAATATTATAAAAATTTAAAAAATGATATAAATGAATTTTGTTATCCTTTAACAAATGGAAAATTATTATAATACAAATCTTTGTAAAGAATTTGATGATTTATTAAATAAAAAATATAAAGAATTAGAAATTATTTATGATAAAAAATTTAATAAAAAAGTTAATAATGATATAATTCAAAATAATAATTCGGATGTTTTATCATATGATGTAAAAAAAATTTTAGGTAAACAAAAAACACATGAAACTAAAAGAAAACAAAAATCTAAGATCTTTCAAAAAGAACAAGCGGATGAATTACTAAATTTTATTGCTTCAAATAAATAAAAAGTACATTTCATTATTTTTATAAATTTTTATTAAAGATTTTTAAAATTTAAAAATTTTTAATGAAATGTACTTTTTTTATATATATAAAAAATGATATTTAATAAATTAAATAAAATCATTTAAAATGATGTATTATTTAATATATAATAATACATTTTATTTTAAAAATAAATTAAAAATTAAAATAATGTTACATAAAATAAAGATTGATAATTTAGAAAATATTATGAAAAATTTAAATTTTAAAAATAATACTGACGAATATAATGATATTAATAGAAAATTAGATAATTTATTATTAAAGTATATTAAAAATGATATTAGTTTAGATCAACAAGATTATAATTTATTATCTAATAATCATATTGATAAAAATTTTATAGAAAATAGAGTAAAAAATTTAAAACTAAATACTCATAAATTAAAAATATTACTCGATTATCCTTTAATTGAGCAAAGAACTAAAGAATGGTTTGATAAACGTAAAAAATGTTTAACAGCAAGTGATTTGTTAGAAGGTATTTCTAAAAATAATAAATTATTAGCTAAAAAAAAAGCAGGAGTATATATTGATAATACAGATTTTACTAGTATTCCTCCATTAAAATGGGGAACGATGTTTGAAGATATGGCAATTAGAGAATATTCACAAATAAATAATAATATTAAAATACATGAATTTGGATTAAATAATAATAATATTAAAAATTTCGCAGCTTCACCTGATGGCATATCAGAATTAGGAATAATGATTGAAATAAAATGTCCTTATAGTAGAGAAATTAAAAAAGATGTAATTCCAGAAAAATATTATTATCAAATACAAGGTCAATTAGCAGTTTGTAATCTAAGTGAATGTGATTATGTAGAATGTGATTTTGGAACAATAAATAATGAAAATGATTATATTAAATATGTATCAGATAATAATTTAAATAATAAAAATCATGGAATAATTGCAGAATATTATAGTTTAAATAATAATCTATATAAATATTTATATAGTAATTCATATTTATCAAGTGAGAAATGTATTAAAGATATTAATGAAAAAATATATATTTTTAATGATGATGATTTTAAATATCAAAAAAAAATTTATTGGTATTTAAAAAAAATATATATTCAAAGAGTTAATTTTAATGAAAATTTATGGTCTGAAATTCCAGAAAAAATTAATAAATTCTGGTCTATTGTTAATGAGTCTAGAACATTGCCTATAGAATATAAAAAAGAAAATAAAAAACCTATTAAATATAATTTTGTAGATGATACCGATTAGTTTTTTCCATATTTTTATAGTTTTCAACATTATTTTTAAATAATTTAGTATTACAATAAAACATTAATAAAACAATTAATATTAAAAATAATATAATATTTATTTTATTCATTTTATATATTAATTAGATTTTTTTAATAAAGATTCATAAAAAAATTAGATAAATTTTTTAATCGTTCAGCTTCTTTTTTTTCTTTTTCTAATTTTCTTCTTTCTTCTGCCTCTTTGGCTTCATCTTCTAATTTTTTTTCAAGTTCTATCATTCTTTTTGCTTCTTCTTCTATACGTCTTTTATCCTCTAATTCTTTTAATTCTCTTTCTTTTTTTTGTTTCAATAATTTTTCTTCATATTCTATTTTATTTCTTTCATATAATTCTAATTTTATTTTCTGTTCTTCTTTCATTTTATCTGTTTTTTTATTTAATATATTTATATTATCATATAATTTAATTAATTTAACATCTATACTGTCTTTATATTCTTTAATATGTTGATTATTTTTTAATGATGTTTTTAATTGTTCGTCTAATTGATGTTTTAAAATATCATTTTTATCTGTGATATTTTTATTAATATTTTCTAATTTAACATAATTATTATTTATATCTTTTATATTATCAATATTATTATTTATTTTTTTATCTAAATTTTGATTTTGTTCTTTTATATTTTTTAATTGATTTTTTAACATATCTATTTCCTTTATTCTTTCTACATTATTTTTATAATTAACATCATCTATATATTCTCTATAATTTTTATTATTATCTAACCATTCTACATAACTTGCTAGATCTACCATTTCTTTATTATTTTTATCTTTTAATAATAATTCATTTGTATTTAGTTTATTTATATGTGTTTCTCCTTTATTTATATATAAATGAGAATTTTCTTTATTATTACCACCTAAATATATATTATCATTGTCAATTTTAGCAATAATATTATTATTGTTATTTTTAAAATTAATAGTGTCTGATTTAATTGTATATTCTCCTTGTTCATTTACATTCATTAATATACATTTATCATTATTATTACAAAGTTTAAAATTATCATTATTATCAATCATTATTTTAGAATTTTTATTTTTTAAATATTCACTTGATAATTCTTTTTGTGTTTCTATTAAATTATCATCTATTTTTTTTATATTATCTTTGTTATCAAATGTTATTTTATCACTTTTTTCTAATTCTATCATTTTGTTTTTAATATCTTTTTTGAATTCTGCTACAACATATGGATTTTCTAATTCTTTTCTCAACAGATCTATTTTGTTTTTTAAATCATTAATTATAATTCTATTTTTTTCTGATAACGTTGTATCATTATCATAGTTATTTATTATATTTTCTATTTTATTTAATTCATTTTCTATATTAGGACTATTTAAATCTATATTTTCAGTTATATTAGTCATATTTTCGATATTATTTTCAATATTTTTTAAAAAATTTAAATTTGTTTTTTTATTGATAAATATTAAATATAATATTAATATTAATAATATAACTACTATTATAAATAGTAAAAGATTCATTTATCTTTCTTTAATTTATATTAACATTATTTTTGTTATTTTAAGTTTATTACTTTTATTTCTTCTGATAAATCTCCTCCAAATTTTGGATTATTTATTCCGTTATCTTCAATACTTTCATAACTCTGATCAGTTTCATTACTTACAATACTTTTATTATCATCATCATCATTATTTGGTTCTTTATTATTATCTTTTTTTTCATCATCACTTAACTCGTCATCACTTATCTCATCACCAGTAATTTCATCATCACTTGTCTCATCACCAGTAATTTCATCATCACTTGTATCATCATTATTTTTATTTGGTTTTTTATTATTATCATTTTCTTCATCATCGATAGCCTCATCATCGCTCGTCTCATCATCACTCATCGTATCATCACTCGTCTCGCCATAACTTATCTCATCATCACTCATTTTATCATCATCTTTATTTGGTTCTTTATCTATATTATTATCTTCTTCTTCATCTGGATGTGTTTTAAAAAACATATTATACCAATTACCACCACCAGTCATTGTATTATTAATATCTTGATTTTCTTCATCTGATGATTCATTTATATCTTCAAAATCTAATTTAGGAAATTCAACTTTTTTGTCCGTATTTAATCTAACTTGTATTCCCATTGCTTCTAATTCTTGAACTAATAATTTAAATGAGTAAGGTGTATTTACTTGTACTAATTCTTCATTTTCTTTATGTACTCTATTTTTAATAGAAGGATTGAATGGATAAATTACACCAGATTTTTTAGATATTACCCAACTATATTTATCAGATCTTTCCATCATACTTTCTTGCATAAATGATGATATGCCATGACTCAAAACACTATCTCTTTCCATTTCACCAATTCTAAGTCCTCCACCTTTTCTGCGTCCTGCTGTAGGTTGTCTAGTTAGTGAAACTTTGGGACCAATACCTCTTGCGTGCATTTTTTCTGCAACCATATGTTTTAATCTAAAATAAAAAGTTGGACCAATAAATATTTCACAATTTAATTGTTGTCCGGTATAACCATTATATAATATTTCATTACCATGTGAATCAAAACCATTATCAAATAATTTATCATAAATTATATTTTCATCAAATGGTAAAAATACAGTACCATCTCCTGTATGTCCTTCAATGCAACATAATTTAGCAAAAACACATTCTACTAAATGACCTATTGTCATACGAGAAGGTATTGCATGTGGATTAATAATTATATCAGGTTTAATACCATTTTTAGTAAAAGGCATACCTTCTTCTGGTATTATCATACCAATAACACCTTTTTGACCATGACGTGACGCATGTTTATCACCGAATTCTGGTCTTTTAATTTTTAGAAATCTTACTTTACAAATAATTGTATCATCATCATTTGTTTTATTACCAATAAAAACTTTATCTACTTTACCATATAATGAATCATCAGTAACAATAGAACAATCTGAATAACTTAATTCTTTAATATATTCTGTAAATACACCTTTTTTAACTTTTTTATAAATTGTTTTTTCATTTAACATACCTACAACAACAACTTTTTGACCTTTTGGAATATATATATTTTCACTAATAAAACCATCTTGATTAATGTAATTATAATCAGCATTTTTTAAATTTGAAATATTAATACCTTTTTTTTTATATTCAATTGGATTTGCAAAAATTATTCTTTCATATTGAGATTCTATTTTTGATGTAGCAGTTACAGATTTATAATATGATAATGAAAATAAACCTCTATCTAAACTATTTTTATTAATCATTATACTATCTTCTTGGTTAAAACCAGAATAAGACATAATAGCAACAATAACATTAAATCCATTAGGCATATTATTACTTCCTGTATAATGTGATATACGTGTGTTAACTATTGGTTTTTGTGGATAATGTAAAACATACGACATTGTATCAAATCTTTTATTAAAATTAGTTGCATAAATACCAATAGCTTGTTTACTTTGTGCTGCATGAAAAACATTTCTAGCTGATTGATTATGATTTGCTAATGGAATATTAGCACTTATTGCACTTAACATAGTTGAAGGATGTATTTCAATATGTGTATGAAATTCAGTAACATCATCATTATTCATAGCAATATAAATAGTATTTTGTTCGTCAATATCAACATATTCAATTATTCCACCATTTTTTTCTAATTGAATTAATATATCTTCTGTTGTTTTATTAGCAAAAATTGGTAATGTTTTAGGGGAAGTATAAAAACTTTTATAATATATATTATCATTTTTATCACTATCCTTTAAATTATTTAATGTACCAGTTAACATATCAAACCAATTTGTATATTTTTGCATTTCTTTTAATTTAGTATTGATAATTAAAGGTCTACAACAACGACCGGAATCAGTTAAAATACGTATATCATTATTTTTAATATCCCATGAAATAGATGTTAGTATATTAATTAAATTATTTCTTCTATATGCTTTTAATGTACGGATTATTCTATTTGGTTCAAATGTTAAACCATACAAAGAACCATTAATAAATATTTTTGTAATATTTCTATTTAAAATATAATTAAAATTTTCTAATAATATAATACCAATATCTTCTAAACAATCTTTAATATATTCAACATCTGATGATGATGTTATTTTTGCAAGTAAAGCTAAATTTTTTAAATATCCAACTGATCCACCATCAGGAGTTGCAAATGGGCACATAATACCATACTGTTGTGAATGCAATCTATGTGGACTTGTTAATTTAATACTTCTATCTAAAGGCATATTAACATTACGTAAATGTGATAAAAATCCAATATAACTAATTCTTGATAAATCTTGAACCATACCTAATTCCGGATCATCATCATCTTCTAAACCCCACATACCTTTTAAAGATCTAGTGAAACTTTTAGTAATAATAAGTGAAGGAATTATTTTATAAATATTATTATCATTTATAAAATAATCATAATTATTATTACTTTTCCATGCACCATAATTATAAGTTCTATCTAAACTATCTCTAATATATTTTGATAATTTAGTATAAGATTCATAAAATAATTGTGATAATAAATAACCACTAATATCAACTCTTTTATATATATAACTATCTCTATCACTTTCAGTAGAAATATTCAAACATGTATTTATAAATTGTTTAACTAGATATCCTAAATATTTACTTTTGTTTTCAAAAATTGGTATATTTGGAAATATGTCTGTTACTAACATACTTTTTACATGATCTATTGTTCCATATATAGTTAAAGGAATTAAATATTTTAATGCATCTTCTTGAGTATATATATTAGTAGATCGTTCACTAGATACATATGTATTATTTTGACTTAATGTATAATGAATAAAATTATCAAAAAAAACTTTTTCAGTTTCACTTAAATCATTTCCAAATATTAAATTATATATATCTTTATCACTTTCTACACCTAATGCTCTAAATAATACATATAATGGTATTTTTTTACCATTAATACCTTTGAAAGTACATAAAATACCACCTCTATTGCGTTGATAATTAATTCCAATATTTGATTCATTTTTAACTAAATAAAATTCTATAGTTTTTGGCGATAATACTGTTTCTCCAACATCGGCAGTACATTTTATTAATCCTTTATGAGAAAATGTATCATCATCATTATATATTGTTGTAAACAATCTATTTGATGTTATTCTTTCCTGAGCAACTATTACTTTTTCTTTACCATCTATAATAAAATAACCTCCAGTATCATAAATACATTCTCCTAATGTTTTTAATACTTCTGAACCTTGATTATTTAATATACAAATATCGCTATGAAGCATAATTGGTATTGATCCAATTGCTACATTTTTAAAAACATTTTCATAATTATAATCTCCATCATCAGTTATTTTTACTAATACATTAGCATATATATGTGTTTCATATGTTAAATTTCTCAATCTTGCATCATATGGTGTAATTATTTTAGGATAACTATTATCAAAACTTATAGGTCTATCAATATATATTTCATCACTATTTACACCGCCTATATATACTTCCACTTTCATTATCATTAAACCATTATCATTATATTTTATCATTGTAATTGGATTATAAGATTTAACAATATTTGGTATATTATTTTTAATAAAATCTCTATAACTATCTAAATGATGACCGGTAAATGGATATTTATGATTTTTAAAATATAAGTCTAATATATCCCATTCTTTCATAATTTGTTTCTTATTATTTAATTAATCTATTATTATTTTTTATATTTATATCTAATTTTATATATAAATACTTTAATATTATTTAAGTTATGGATTTAGAAAAAAATAAATTAATTGATTGTTGTATTGATACTACTTCAGATTTTAATATTTCTAGAGCAATACATTATATATTACAATATAAATATCGTTATAATGGAACAAAAAAATTATGGGAATACTATTATAATAATAATTGGAATACCGATAATAAATCGCAATTTTTAAAAAAAGATATAGAAATTTTAGTATGTAACGAATTTTTAAAAAGACTTGAATATTGGAATAAATGTAAAAATAATAAAAATGATATTGATTATAATAATGATTGTGATGTTAAAATAAGTAATTTATTATTATGTTCTAACAAATTAAAAAATAAAAAATATATAGTTACTATAATTAAAGAAGCTAGATCTTTATTTGAATATGAAGATTAATAATTTAATTTATTCTATAAAAAAATTATATAATATAATAGATATAGATGAAATAAATTATGAATTAATTAATTATAATTCAGAATTACTTCAAAAATTTATTAATGTAAGTAAAACAACAAAATTTGCTAATATACCTGAAATAATAAATCATTTAGAAAAATCTAATAATATATATCATATATTTTTAAATAATTTTAATATTAATTTATATATATATTCAAATGTAAAATTAGAAACTTTTAATTTCATAAAATTATTAAAACTTTATAAAAGAATTTTAATTATTTATAAATATTATAATTTAAAAAAAACTATAAATATACATTTAACTTTTTGGAATAAACCTAGAAGTTTACCTAAAAATGATATATTTAGACCGATACATATTAATGGTGGTTTTACTAATGTTAATGACAATGATATATATATATATAGAAAAGAGGAATATTCTAAAGTAGTTTTACATGAATTTATACATCATATAGATAAATTAAATTCATCTATTTACAATATTAGTTCAAATAATATTTTTAAATTAAAAAGTTTTTTTAATATTCATAATAATTGTCATTTAGAACCTATAGAAGCAATTATTGAATTTTGGTCTTTTATTTATAATACTATTTTTATTTCTATAGAATATTCTATTCCATTTAAACTTTTATTTAAAAAAGAATTAGATTTTACATTATTTCAATATAATAAAATAATAAATAATTATAAATTTATAAATCAATGGACCGAAGATACTAATATCTTTTCTTATATTATTATAAAATTAATTTTATTAGTAAATTATAAAAATTTTTTAAAACTTAGTATTCCTTATAATGAAAATATATTTGTAGATTTTATTTTAAATAATTATAATCATGATAATTATTTAAAATTATTAAAAAAAAATAATAATAATTTTTCATATTTATCTAAAAATTCAATGAAATTTATGTTATTTACTAACTTTTAATAATTTTTGTTAATTTTTTTGCTATATCTGTCATTGATGCACCATTGTTTATTAATTTTTTTATATTATCCTCATTTACTACCATATTATCTTCAAATTTTTCTTTTTTACAATCACAATTATAATATTTATTTATGTATATTAATATTAAAACTATTATTAATATATATATTATATGACATAATAATAATTTTTTTTGCATTAAAATAATTTATTCTATTATAAAGTTATAAAATAAAACTTGGTATTCCGAATAAATAATTTTTTTTATATATCTAATATTTTTTTTATTTTTTCTATTTTTGATGATTTCGTATATAATAACAATTTATTAAAATATTTATTTAATATTATATTATCATTATTATCATATATTATTTCATAATAATATTTTAATTCATTTTTTATATATCTTTTATCACTTAATTTAAAAAGCATCTCTCTATACAATTCAATATCACCAAATATATTATCAGTATCATATAAAATTATACTTAATGGTATATCTTTCATATATTTAAATATAAATTCTTCATTATAAATAACTTTATTTTCATTTCTTACAAATGGCATTTCAATATAATAATTACCATATTTAATTTTTATTTTTATATCATTTGAACTAAATAAATCTATATTTTTAGAAGAATTATAACTAATTATATTTAATTTTAATAAATCCATATTTATTTTTTTATTTTTATTTTTATATAATAGATAGAATTATTTAAATGAAAACTAAAAAAAATATCAGCACAAATAATATATTATATTATTTAGTACTTTTATTACCAATATTAATTAGTATTTTAATTTCTTTTATATCATATAAATTTATAAATCGATATTCTAATAAAAGTTATTATTATTATGTACTTGAATATAAAAATAAATATAATAATAATTTAATACCACCAGGTTATGTATTTAGTATAGTATGGACTATATTATATTTATTAATTGGATATGCATATGCAAATGTTTTATATAATAAAAAAATAAAATATTGGGTAATACCTATTATTTCATTGTTAATTAATTATACATTTATCCCATATATGTATATTGTAGTAGAATCATTTACTCGTAATACTACAACATTGTATGCATTATTAATAGTTTTAGCATCTTTAATATTTGGATTTTTAACTATCTATCAATTTTATTTTACTGAAAAAAATAAATTATATAGTTATATTTTAATCCCTTATATATTATGGTTACTATTTGCTAGTTATTTATCATATAATATATATATAAAATCTTTTGAAATTATGAAAGATGAAATAAATAAAGAAATAACTAATGATGTTGAACCGGAATTTTTACCGGATCTAAATAATCCAATAGTTGCTAAAATAGTTGCTAAAACTGAATTATTAGAAAATCCAGATATTACAGAAGAAGATAGAAATGAAATTTTATCTGATCCCGATGTTAAAGCGTATTATTATGGCGTTCCCCGTTCATCACAAGAAGAAATTGATGATGCTGTCGCTAAACTTAAATCATTAGAAAATCCAAATTTAGATGATTATACAAGACTTAAAATTATGAATAATGAATATATTTATAGAATAGCAAACGGACACATCTAATAAAATATAACTTTGTTATATTAAATTAAAATTATTTTTTAAATATATTTATATAAATAAATATATTTATAATATCATTATGATTAATTTAATTATAGATATTAGAGAATCTGTTTTATATAATAATATAATTGAAAGAGATTTAGATAAATATAAAGAATTTATTAATATTGATAAAAAAAATTTAGAATTAGGTGATATACAAATTAATATAAACAATATTGATTATACTAACACATTAATATTTGAAAGAAAAACTTTATCTGATTTAAATAGTTCTATAAATGATGGTAGATATAAAGAACAAAAAAATAGATTATTATCTTCATATTCAAATAATGCAATTACATATATAATAGAAGGAGATGATATTCATAAAAGTATAAATAGAAATGATAAAAAAATATCAAGTGCATATATAAATACACTATATAGAGATAATATTAAAATTATTTTTAATAAAAATATATTTGAGACAGTTAATTTTATATTAACAATCTGTTCTAAAATTATAGATAAACCAGAAACATTTAATAATAATATTAATAAAAATATAGATTATTTAGATACAGTAAAAATAAAATCAAAAAAAATAAATAATATTACACCTAATAATTGTTTTATTTTACAATTATCTCAGATACCAACTATTTCAAATATAATAGCTAAAAATATAGTAGAAATATATCCAGATATACGTACTTTAATTCAAGAATTAGATTATTGTAATAATTATGAGAGTCAAGTGAAATTGTTATCAAAAATTAATAAGGTTGGTAAAGAAAAAGCAAAAAAAATATTAGAATATATGAAGTTATAATATATTCTAGATTTTCTATTAACAAAAATATTAACCATATTATAAATATTTTATTAAAATTATTATTATATTCATATTGATTATAATAATCAATATTCCTAGTATTATTACTAATCATTTAATTATATGTTAAAATAATTACACCTAATGCTATTAAAATAAAACCTGATATAATTTTATATGTTATTTTTTCATTAAATATATATACACTTAATATTAATATAAGTATCATTTCAATTGCACTAAATATTCTTATATATGCTGGATTTGGTGCTTCTTTAATAATTTTATATGATATAAGAATAACTATACATATCATTATACTTACAACTATAATTAGTGGAAAATTTGCTTTTTTAATATTTTCTATTTTTTCAAATGATAAAGCAAATAATATTAAAAATATACTTGAAATTATATGTACTAATATAGGCCAAGTATATCCTTTACATGATTTATCATATTTTTGAGCTAATATTACAAATGCTACAATTATTGTTCTTAATACACCAAAAATAATCCAATGTTCCATTTAATTATTACAAATATATTATTATTCATTTACATTAATTGTTAAACCTGTTATAAATCTACCATAATTACTGCATATAAATAATAAAATACTACTTATATCTTCAGTTGTTAAAATACCCATATATATATAGTTTTTTCTAATATATTCATCAAATAAATCATCACCAGTAAAATTTCTTATATTATATAATGTTCTATAATCGATTATTGATGGAAATAATGTATTATAATTTATATTTGATTTAATACATATATTTTTATACATATTCATAACGCCTTTCATTAAAAATTTGCATGATTCATGTAATTCTTGTTTAAATAAAGATTTATTATATACATTCGAATGCATTATATTAACAATTGAACCTCCATTTATTTTATTAATTCTTATTATAAATTTTTCACACATATCAATACTAGCATCATAAAACACATTTTTATAATATTTTAAAAAATTCATCTTATCTTTTATTGAATAATTATTACTTATATATTCAATATTATCACCATGATTATTTATTAAAATAGATAAATCATGTGTATCTTTAAATTTATTATCATATATATCAAATAATTTATTTCTAATTTTATATGATGTTATATCTCCATTTAGAATTTTTATATCTGTATTATAATTTTTTTTTAATCTTTCTACAAAATCATAATTATAATATTTATTTTCATTATTAAGTAATATTAAATCATAACCTTGTTTTGCTAATGATATTGATATTTTACCCCCTATACCATAAACACCATTAGTTACTATAGCAACTTTAGGTGTTAAAGATATTGTTGATATAGCGTTAATATTTTGTAAAATTAAAAAAAAATCAATTAATAATAATATATATATATTCATTTTATAATATTAATTATTATTAATTATTTAAATAAATTCATTTCGGTAAAATTGAAGAATGATGATGAGATATTTTCCATTCATCATTTATTTTTTTCCATATAAATGTAAATCTACATTCACATAATTCATTTTTATTATCAATTTCTAATTTAAAGTTGTATAAACCAGAATGTAAATAATTATTTTCATTTAATATATCAATTTTATCAACTACTATTTCACCATTTGGATTTTTTTCTAAAACTTTTATAAAATATTCATCTGTTTCTTTAATATCTATTATATGTTTAGATGACATTGTTGGTAAAAAAGATAAATTTTCAGATATATATAATTCCGATACAATTTTAGGATCTTTGGTTAATAGTGCGTTATTCCATCTATTAAAATTCATTTTTGCTAATTTATTAATATCTATTTCAGAATTTTTATAATATACTTCGTGAAATCCAATTATATTATCACTATTTTTTAATATTTTATAATCATTTACATTATTAATGTTCCAATCATTTTTTGTATTTAAAAAAGGATGACACTGTGAATGTATTAAATTAAAATTATTAACTTTTAATTTATTTCTTATATACTTAACATTTTCTTGAGGACCATCATTTTCTATAATTATTAATTTTATATTATCTAAAATATCTGGAAATTCGTTTAATATATTATAAAAAGCTCCTTCACAATCAACTACTAATACATCGAATTTACTATTTACTAATTTATTAATTGTAGCTAAATCATACATATTTGATACTTCGCATTCAGGCCATAATTTTTTATGTATATTGCGATCTAATCCTATAAATCCATGTACTACTTTATATTTTGCATTATATATATTTGCTGTTTTATATAATTTTGGAATACTATTTGATGATGGTTCTATTATAACATGATTAAAAGGATTTTTAATTATTTTATTTATTAATAAACTTGTTGTACCGCTTTCACCACCTAATTCTAATACACAACAATCATATGGTAAATATTTTGCAATTAATTCCTGTTCAGGTCTTTCAATATTAATTCTTAAATCCATATCCAAATGATTATATTTTGATAATTCAATATATAATTCTTTTAATTTATTTGAACCAAAAACATTCCCAAATGATAAATTATCTTTTTTTTTTACTAATGGTTTTGATATATTAACTAATGAATCTGGCAATGATATTGGATATGGAGTACACATAGGCCATTGTGCTGGAGGAATATTATTATATGAAAATGACATTAAATAATAAAAATAATTATTTCTTATATATTTATTTATTCAATAAAGCTAAACTTATGGTTTTTCATTAATAATTTACCATATTCTAAAACAGATATGGCACTTTTCATTCTGCCAATATCATTAGTATTAATTGCATCTTGTACTAAATTGTTATCTAGATTTTCATTTTTTTCAAATTCTTTATAATCTAAAACAGCTTTTTTATATGATTTAATAAATGGTTTATTATTTAATTTAATATTAATAACTTTTTCAATATTATTATTTTCAAAATACTCAATTAATGTTATGATGCTATTTGTAATTTCCTTATTTTTATTTGAAATACAAATATTTTTATTATCTAAAATAGTTTTTTTATCAATTATTACTTTACATCTAACTTCAATAGTTTGTTTTGGTGCATTTTGCGGTGCTGATACTTTTAAATCAACTAATGATTCTTTACTTTTTAGTAAATTAATTATAGTATCTTCTTTTAATATTTCACAATTATTAGTTTTTTCTTCTTTTTCTGTTATTTCAGATGATAATATTCTACTTGTTTTTTTTGTTGTTTTTTTAATTTTGGGTTTTGATAATTGATCTATATATTTATCAAATAATAATTCTTTTACTAATTGTAATCTTAAATTTTCAATTCTATTTTTTCTTTTTATATCATCAATATATATTGGTTTTAATTTTAATTCTTCATTTATTTTTTCCCAATAATCTGATTCTTTATTATAATTTGGTAATTCTTCTAATGATAAAGCATATAATTGTAATACTGGTTTCATAATCTGATTTGTAATATAATGTAAATAATCTGGTATTAATGAATTTTCAACTATATATTCTGGATTTTCTATTCTATCACCTTGTAATGTTGTTTTATCTATTTTATCTAATTTAATATATACATATGGAACTCTATCATTTACTGCTGGTTTATTTCCAGGATCACGTGAACCAATTCTATCTGCTAAAACTTTATGAGCTATTTTAGATGGATCTTTATATGAAGCTCTTAATGCTTTAGAAATAATAAGATCATTTATATTAGATTTACCATTAACTAAATCATTTAATTCGTCATTTAAGAATTCTATAGATGCATTTAAATCTTGTTTATTTAGTAAAATATCAATAATTCCACCATATATTTTTTTTACAATATTTGCATTATCTCTTCTTTTTAATACAATACCCATTGATTTTTGTTTAAATTTATTAATATCAAATTCATATAAATTACCTACATATCTTTTCTTACTTAAAATTATAAATGGATATAAAGATTTTTCATAATTTAGTTTTTGAGGATATGGCATAATTTTTGCTATTTCTTTTTCAACTTTTATACCTGTTTCTATAGCATTTTTTAAAGCTTGTTTACCATATACAGGATTAGAATTTGAATCTTTTAATGGAAATTTACAAAATATTGAATCTGTATCGCCGTATATTACTTCTGCATTATAATTATCTTCTACAAATTTTTTAGCAGTCATTATCATTTCTCTTCCTGTTGCTGTAGTACACGCAGCAATTTCTTTTAAATATATTGGCGATGTTCTTGCCCCAATTTGACCGTATAATGAATTTGCTGTAACTTTATATGCTAACTGAAGAGCATCAAATACATCCTGTTCAAATTTAGAATAAGTTTGTTCTTTTTTAATAATATCTTTTTTATTAATTTTAATTTTATTATTTGTATCTATATCTAATATATTAACATTTTCATCATCTTCTGTTACAAAACCAATATATGAATTATTATTTGTATATATTGTTTCATATTCTATTTTTTTTCTAGTATTTTTTCTCTCACTTAATAACATCATAAGAATTTCTGCTATTATTCCTCTTTTTTGTTTCCCTTTTTCATCAAATACTTGTGCGAATTTACAGGTTTTTATACCTACTTTCTTTTTCTTATCACCAACGCCTTCATATAAATCATATGACACATCTATATAATTTATATTCGGATCATCAATTATATATTTATCATCTAATATATATCTATCATGCGATAAATCTCTTGCTATCATAGATGATGGATATAAAGATCCATAATCAAATACTACAATCGGATCATTTAAATACATTCCTTCTATTGGATCTAGTACAACTGCACCCTCATAACCTACTGTATCTATATCTAAATTATCATAATTATTAATAACTGGTATCACTAAACCTTTATCCATACATTGTTTAGCAATTAATGAAAATATTTTAATACCTTGTCCTCTTCTAAATAGAAAATTTAAAGGAACTAAACATACATTTGCCATACCAATATTATTTTCTAATATTTTTAATTTATGTAATAATCTATTAACTAAAGCACAATCTTGAATACAATATTTCGCAATTACACATCTATCTGATGAATTACCTTTATATTTTTCAAATAATTCTTTCGGTTTTAAATCATCTTTTTTGTCCCCTAAAAATATTGATGCAACATTATCTAATTTATAACTATCTAGTTTATGACCACTTTGCATTACTTTGAATAAATCTATTAAAATTAATCCATCCATATCAAAATATTTTAAAATATTTTCACCTAATGCTGATGATGATAATTCTTGCTTATATAATGAATTATTTCTATTTATTTTTCTGCCTAAACCAAGTTTAAAATCATCTTCTATTCCCAATTCTATCGCACGTGTCCATACATAATCCATATCAAAACCAAATATATTATATCCAATTAATATATCTGGATTAAGTTCTGTAATAATTCGCTTCCATTCTTTTATCAATTTCTTCTCTGTTTTACATTCAATTATATCACAATTTTCAATTGGATCACATGTATTTAATGATATAATATTACGATAAATTATTTCATCAGAACCATATTTATGAACTGTTGTGCCAATTTGAATTATTTCATCTCCTTCTAATGAAGGTAAACATTCACTCAATAATTTATTTAATCGATCTTCCAATTTATTTATTTCTCCAATTGTTAATTTTTTTTTTTCTTCATTATCAATATCATCTAAATCATCTTCTTCTGTTTCTGATATTTCTTCAATAATTTTTAACATATCATCAATATTTTTTTCAATTAAATTTGGAATAATTTTATAATCTACTTTCTTTTTCGGATATACTTTATTGATTATTAAATTATCTTCTATTTTTATATCTGTTGAATATATACACTGTAACCAATATGTTAAAAACTCTTTATCTATTTCATATCCAGAACGAGCAACTAATGCTAAGTCATGTGCTACCTTTTTATAATCCTTTTTTGCTACTGGAAAATCACCATGACTACTAGTACATTCAATATCAAATGATGCTATCAATAATGGTGCTATTTTATTAATATTAAGTGGTTTTATATTTTTATAATTTATTTCAATATTATAATCACATCTTGTTTGATTATCATTCAATTCATACTCATCAATTTTAACCCATCCAGCTGGTTTAATATTAGTTTCATGAATATATCTAAGATATGGATCAATATTACTTTCATATAATTTGAAACCATCTTTTTTACGTGATTGAAAATAATATTTTAATTTATTGAATAATGCTAATGATTTTACTGAAACTTTTATATAATTAAATAATTTATTATTTGTAAAACCCCAAAATTCATTTTTTTTTACTATAGTCAAATCATTGAAATGATCCTCATATTGTTTTTGTATTATTTTTTGTGTATATGTTTTATCTTTGAATTTTACTTCATATTTTTCATTTTTTAATTCAATATTTAATTTATCAACTCGTTTTTTGTATTGCAAATATGATAAATCATCCCATTCTATTGGTGCTTTTACATAAAAATATGGTTCATAGTCTACAATATTAACAGATACTGTTTCGCCATTATCTGTTGTACCATATATTAGCATTGTGTATAAATCTTGTTCTTCATCATATTTATTTTTTTGACGAGATCTATCATTTTCGGGTATATACCAATCTGTTATTTGAAAAATTAATGGTTCACTATTATCTAATAATTCTGGAACCCCTTTTCTAGGAAATTCCATTTATATTTAATATAAAAAATAACTTTAAGTATCATTTTTTATTTTTAATAAATTAATATAGAAGAGTAGTTATTTAATTATGGATATTGGTTTAGAAGCACTTATAATTATTATATTAATTTTAATTATTATATATTTATTATATCTTACTAATTATAATCGCTTACTATTAAAAGTTAAAAGTACTTATGATAATAAAGAATATTACGTACAAGATAGTACATATTCTCAAGATGCTGCTAATTTAATTGCTCAAATTCGCGAACGTTTAAATATTTTAGTTGATCATTTAGGTAAAACTTATCAAAATGATGAAAGAACTAAATTATTGCAAAAAAATTATAGAGAAAATAGTTTAAAAGAAGGCATTGATGATCCTAGATATACAAGTTATTCAGTAAATAAAGGTGAAGAAATTATATTATGTCTTAAAAATAATAATGAATTAATGGATATTAATACTATGATGTTTGTTGTTTTACATGAAATGGGGCATTTATCATCAGTTTCAATAGGACATACTAAAGAATTTTGGGATAATTTTAAATGGATTTTAGAAGAATCTATTAATATTGGTATTTATATTAAACAAGATTTTGATAGTAAACCTGTAGAATATTGTGGTATGTCTATAACATCAAGTCCTTTAGATTATAATAAAGAAAATTTTACTATAAATAAAGGCTATAATATCGAATTTGATAAAAATGAAGGAAAAATAGTTGAAGCATTCATTTTAAATAAAGATTTTTTAAAATAAAATCATTATTTCTTATGAATTCATAATAACTAAAAAATATACCATTCAATAATCCTGTATATAATGTTCTATATTTTATACCTGTTAAATATGCTTTATATCCTTCTTTATCTATTATATTTTTTATTTCCTTGAATATTTGTTTTTATTAAATCAATTGGATATAATTTAAATATTCTTATTCCACGCGCATCCACCTGCTATTAAATTAATTTTGAATATATTTAAAAAATTATTATTAACATTCGATTTCATTATTTAAAAATATTAAATATTTTTTAAGTAAATATAAAATATATCCCTAATCCAATAATAAATATTATTCCTTTATCAATTATATATAATAACTTTAATATATTATAAAAATTTTTTGTATGATATGATAAATATTCATTTTTATGATTTAATATATTATTGCTAATTTGCATATTTACTAAATTACTATTCAAACATGAAATATATTTTTTAATATAATTTTCCAATTTATATTTTTTTATATTTTCTACATTTATTAACTCTATATTTTCTTCTAATCTACATACAGGACAATTATATGAAATATTTATATTATTATTAATTATTTTTACTGACTTATCCATTTTTTGAAAACATTCTAGACACATATTATTATTACAACGTTTACAATTAATAATATCATTGTCTATATTATTTAAACATATACAACATTCATAATTATTTTCTTCGATTAATATATTATTTTCATTTTTACTTTCTGAAATCTCAGTATTTAGTTCAAGATCTTTCATATTTATATAATATATTTAATTATTTTTTAATTTTTAATATTGTATTAATTAATAATCCTCTTATATCTATTGTTTCTAATGGTATTTTAACTTTTAATTTAATTAATATTTTTCTTATATCTTCTATTTTTAATAAATTTATATTTTTTTTTATTAAAATATCAATTTCTTTTTCCATACTTTTTGTTATTATATGTGATACATCAGAATTATAACTATTCGCACTATGATATACAGATTCTTCTGATGATTTTGATCTGGGATCTGGTAATAATTGTGATCCTTTTGACCCAGGTAATACTTGTGATCCTTTTGACCCAGGTAATACTTGTGATCCTTTTGAACCAGGTAATACTTGTGATCCTTTTGAACCAGGTAATACTTGTGATCCTTTTGACCCAGGTAATACTCGTGATCCTTTTGAACCAGGTAATACTAGTGATCCTTTTGAACCAGGTAATACTTGTGATCCTTTTGAACCAGGTAACACTTGTGATCCTTTTGAACCAGGTAACACTTGTGATCCTTTTGAACCAGGTAATATTTGTGATCCTTTTGAACCAGGTAATATTTGTGATCCTAAAAATCCTTTTGATCCTGGACCCGCATTAGGATCTAACATTCCAATAGGACTAAAAGAGAAATTTTGCATTGAATAATATTCTTGAATAAAATCATTTGATAATTTATAAAATTCTGTAATATCTATATTTGATTTAGATTTAGATTCATTAAAATACTTCATAAAGTTTTTAAAAGTATTAAATACTTCACTTAAATTCATAATTTTATTAAATTTTTTTCGATCAATATATATACAACATACATGCATACCTTTATTATCAGAACAATTAAATATTTCATCATAATCAATATCTTTAATCCTTTCTCTTAAAGCATTAAAATATCTCCATTTACCATTATTTTTTAATACATAGGCATTCCAATGTGACATATCTCTTGGTTTTAAAACTTTTTTTGCTAATTCTTTTTTAAGTTTTGTATTCATATGCGTAGGAGGTTTTTGTGGTAAATTATTAATTGTATCAGTACAAACGCTTGCTATAAAACTTATTAATTCAAATTTTGTATTACCATCCGTATTTTCTATAAGTGAATTAAATTCTTCTTTATTTCGACATACTTTTGTTTCTGTTTTTAAATAACATAATTCGCTTGTTATAGGACTAAAATTTTTAGTTATCATACCCATAAATTTTTGTAAAATTATATCACCAGGACCATAATAACCATATTGAGGCACTGGATCTTTTTTATCAAAAAAATAATTACCATGTGCGATATCTGATAAAATATAATATATATCTAAATATGTTTGTTCATTCCATGGTAAATTATCTAATCTGTTTACATTTAAAAATTTTTCAATAAATATACTTGTTATATCTAGTTCCCCTTGTACTAATCGTGAATTATCTAAAATAAAATGTTGTAATATAATTATTTCATGTGCGCTACTTGCGAATAATGGCGCATTTATCCAACACGCATTTGTACCATTCTTTATAATTTTAGGTTTTATAATGTGATATTCAGTTTTGTCACTCATTTATTATATATATCCTTATTATATATATTTATAATAATAAAAATTCTTATTTTATTAATAGAGAATATGAATAAAGTAGATTTTTTAGGAGAAAATCATGTTGTTAAAAATACTGTATTAGTTGGTGGTACTACGATAGGCTTAGGATTATATATAGTAGTTATAATATTAACAATATGGTTCTTATTAGGTATAGCGGCATGGATAATGTCAATATATTGTTTTAAATATGGTGTAGACAAAAATAGTATATTAGGATTAATTATAGCATTTGTACCATTTATATTAGGGCCATTATATTGGATTTATTATATCTGGAATCCGAATTATTGTAAATATCCTGTTGTTCCAAACACAACAGAAAAAATAACTCCTATAGAAAATTTTACTCCAAAAACTTAATACTAAAAAAAAATGATAATAAATATTTAAAAATATTTTGACAAATATGAAAAGAAAATATGAAGAAAATTATATTATGTATGATGATTTACATGATTATTTTAAAAATAAAACAAATGAAAATTTAGATAATTTAATTTCAACTCATTTAAAACATATTAATATTAAAATTAAATATTAATAGCATATTATATTAATATTAGAACAAAATAATCTTATAAAAATAATTGAATAAGTTGTAAATAAAATTAAAGAAATTAATATTATTAAAATTGTTTGAATAATTTTATCTATAAAACTTATCATTATATTTATAAAAAATAAATATATTAATCATTTTTTTACATTTAATTAATAATATATAATGGTTTCCATTTATTAAAGTGTTTATTAAATTTACATTTAAATTTAATTAATGTTGATACATTCTTATTTTTAAATGCTAATCTTAACATTTTACTTGTTTCTAAACTAGACACATTTGCTATTCCAATACTTTTTTCATTTAGTAATGTTTCTTTTAGATATAAATTATATACATCTGGATCAACTGTTTTAGAAATCCATAATATTATTTCATCTTCTTCTAATTTATTATTATCAATAAATACTTTTTCATTATTATTATTATTATCATTATTTTTATTATTATCATTATCATTATTATCTGCATCACTGTTTGTTGTATCATCTAATGTTTTAAATTTAGTTTCATCTTTTATTTTTCTAATAACATTTATGATATTTTTTTCATTAAAATTGTATAATATCGGTTTATAATTTAAATTATAATTCCATAAATATATACCCCTGCTTGAATAATTTATTTTTTTTGATATATTTATTAATTTTTCAATATTATTTTTATTTAAATGATAATATGTTTTAATCTTATAATTACATACATCAACTAATTCATCAGGTGTATATTCATTTTCTAATAAATTATATAATATTTCTAATCTTGCTTCTAAATTTTTTTTTTTTAAATGTTCTCCTTTATAACTAATTATATCATTAATTACAAATAACCATTTATTATCATAAGTTTTAATCATTTCACCATCTAATAATGTATCGTTAAATAAAGATATATCAAATAAACCTTTTACTAATATAATTCTAGGTTTTTGATAATTCGGATGAATTTTTTTATCAATATAATAAATTATTGGTACATTATTATATAATGTGAAAAATACATAATATGGATTGCCGTTACTTCTTAAACAACATAAATAAGAATTATTATTTAGAAAATTCACATTATTATTTGTTAACGTATAATAATGCTTTTGAATAATTTTAATATTATATAATCTATTTATTTTATCTAAAATCATATCTTTAATATCATTCGATTTTATATTAAATGCGATTCTATTCGCGAATGAAATAATACCAGTATGCATTTATATTTAGGTTATTATTTTTTATAAAAATAAAATCAATTTTTATAATTATATATTAATTATATTTATATAATTTTAATTAAATAATTTTTTATAATATTATTTATATATGAGAATAATTACTTTCGGAACATTTGATCTTTTTCATATAGGTCATTTAAATATTTTAAAAAATTGTAAAAATTTTTTAAATCAAGATAATTATGTAATTGTTGGTATTTCTTCTGATGAATTAAATTTTAAAAAAAAATCTAAAACTCCAATTATAAATATTAATGATAGAATTGAAATTATAAAATCTATAAAATATGTTGATGAAGTATTTATTGAAGAATCTTTAGAAAAAAAATTAGAATATTGTTTAAAACATAAAGCCGATATATTAATTATGGGAAGCGATCATATTAGTTCATTTGATTATTTACAAAATAATAATATCAAAGTTATTTATTTAGATCGAACAAATAATATTTCAACTACTTTAATAGAAAAAATTATTAAAAATAAATAATTTTTATATTACTGTATAATTATTTTCTGTGCCATTATTTACTCCTTTATCTTTACTTGGTATTTTCCAATTTTTTCCATATTTATTTTCAATATGTTTTATATAATTATTTGGTAAATATATAATATTATCTTTCCATATTTTTTTTATTAACTTATTATCTTTAAAACAATTTGTCCATTTTATTTTATTCCATTTATCATAAAAATTACCATCTTTATCTATGTCTGCCATATATATATCTACTGCTATTGGTTCTCTTAATACAATTATATCTCTGTTTTTATTAGCATTATAATCAAAATTTTTATATGTTTCTTTTAATATATTCAATAACTTTTCTTTGTTTTTAATATCACATATTATATCAACATCATCATCATTATTTATACAAGAATTTTCTCTAATAATACCTAATAATGTTCCATATGCTATAAACCAATTATTTATATTATTATTATTTAAAATATTAGTAATAATTTTTAAATCATTATTTAGTTTGTTACTATTATGTTTTAAACCTGCAAATTTTTGTAAAATAGGATTTATTTTATTATTTAATTTAAATAATAATAAAAACACTATAATTAAACATAATATTATTATTATTTTATAATATATTATATTCATTATATTATGTAAATATTTTTTTTTGTTTCTATTTTTTATCATATCTCTTATTGGTTTATTATATTTTTATATAAAATAGCGAATCAGTTATATAATAATTAAAAATAAAATTTATTAATTTTTGTGAAAATTACCTAAATTCAATATTCAATATATATAGGAAATTTATTTAAAAAATCTTCTCTTTCATTTTTTTTTAAACATCCTAGTAACATATTAATACGCATATTTACGTTTATTGTATTTTTATTAATTATTTCTGTTGCCACTAAGGCTTTACCTTTTTTTTCCATTTTTTTCTTTATTGATAAAATTCTTTCTAATTTTTCTATATTTGTTTCTGTTATACAATACAATGTTCCATAATCATCATTAAAATATCTTAATAAATCATTTTCTATTTGAAAATATATATAAAATTCACTGTTTACATCATAATCATATCCTTTATTAAAATATTCATTTAAAATTTTATCTTTAGTTTTTTTATAATGTATAATATCCTCTAATAAATTTTTATTTTGAGGATTTCTTATTTTACTTAAAATTAAATTTTGTAAATCATTATCTAATTCATCATAATATTTAAAATAATTATTAATATTCATTTTAATATATTTTATTAAAAAATAAATAATCATTTTTTAAAATACTTTTACTAAAAAAAAATTTTGCTTCTAGGGAGACTCGAACTCCCAATCTTTGGCTCATAAGACCAACGCTTTAACCAATTAAGCTATAGAAGCTGATGCTTTTAGGGAGACTCGAACTCCCAATCTTTGGCTCATAAGACCAACGCTTTAACCAATTAAGCTATAAAAGCATATTATTATTATTAAAATAAAATAATCATTTTTTTTTAAATTTGGATTAAAAAATTTATTAATTATAAAAAAATGACAGTTGTTTTTAATAATAAATTTATAGAAGAAATGGTTTCATGATTATTCATATATAGAAAGACATTGTTGCCGGAATCAAAGATTTAATATGATAATAACGCAAGTATATTTAATATACTTGTAATCAGAGTATATGCATCAAATACTTTCTATATATTCGAAGTAAAACGGATAAATAGTGCATATTATTCAGAAGGCAATCTGCCAAGAATCAAAATCACTGACAGAAACAATTGTTTCTTGAGATTAAGATGAATCGCTGATAATATGTATTACCTTAGTAACGGGTCATGAAATTTTTTTCATTTTATATTAAAAATATAAAAAATGATATAATATTTTTATATAAATTAAACATGAAAATAATAATTCAATTATTAATTATTTTGTGTTTACTTTATTTAAATAAATATTTTATAATTGATATTTTAGATATATATATTCAAAAAATAGATATAAATGATGTCTCGAATTTTTTAGTAGGTAGTAATAAAAAAAAAGAAAAAGAAGTATTATTTTAATTTTTTTAATAATCATTATAATCATCATAATAACTATCATAATAATCAATTAAATCATCATAATATTTATCATTCTCTTCAATTTCTTCATATTCTTCATATTCTTCATATTCTTCATATTCTTCATATCCACCTAGATAATAATAAATATCACTGCATTTCTCATCATAAAACTTGTTTAAATGTGTAAACATTTATTTAATAATATTTTTAAAATATATATTTATCATTTTTTATTATTAATTTGATAATTTTATTTTAATTTTTATTTCGTATTTTTTTAGTTGATCTTTTAATTCTTTTTTTTTATTTTTTAATATAGTATGAATTTCTGTATTTTTATCAATTTTATTGAAAATTTTTATTAAATATTCTATACTATAATTTAATTTATATTTATCTTTTAATGTTTGTATATCAACACAATCTTTATATTTTTTATAAATATTTTGATTTATTGTTCTATTCATAACTCCTTTCGGTTTTCTTTTTAAATATTTAGCAATTTCTAAATAACTAATGTCTTCTTCAATACTTTTATTAATATATTCATCATCTTAATCAGTCCATTTTTTACCAACCATATCGGTAGTCATATTATTTAATTCAAATCTTTCTTTTAAAAAATTTGAAGGTATATTATAATTTAATGATAAATCTTTAAAATCTACATTAATATCATTATAATTTTTGAATAATATTTTATCAATTACTCTTAATAAAATAGCATATTCACTTCTACCTAATTCGTTAGCAATTTTTTCATAATCAGGTACTTTTATATTAGCATTTTCGGGATGTAATAATGTTTTATATTCATTTAAATAATCAACTAATTTACTATCATCTTCATTAGTCCATCTATTACCCTTATAGACCATAATATAAATAAATCATACTTTTTATATAAATCATTTTTATATATTTTAATAATATTTAACCCAAATTCTATGATCTGGAATACTATTTATAGTATTAGAATTGTCTGTACTTTTTATTAATTTCCAAAAACCGTTTTCATCATCTTTATATTCAAACTTTGGAAAAAAATCAATATCATATGATAATAAATAATCTAATAATTCATATATAGATATCATTTAATGATTACTTACTTATTTTATACTTTATATAGTTCTGTTTTTTTATATTTTACATAATAATCATGTGTAGTTCTTGCTATAGCAGATTCTATACTATCTGGTAATCTATAATATAACATATACAATGATAATAATAAAGCAATTATATTAATTAAAATTAAATAATAATTAGTATTACTATCTAACTCTTTGAAATATATATATAATATATAATTTGCTATTAATAATACAGATGATGCTATAAATATTCGTGGACCTCTTTTTAACCAATATTCTCTAACTTTGGAATGATCTAATCCAATATCTTTTTTATTTATTTCTTTTAAATTATAAATATATACAGAAAAATTATATATTATTTGATAATCATATAAGTTTACTATATCAGAGTTATTTACTAAATAAGAATTAATTAAATTTAATGTATCTTCTATATTTTCATAATTATTATTATTTAATATTTCAATAAATTCGATATTATTTAATTTATCTAATAATTGAATTTGATTATTATTATTTTTTAATAAAGAAATTTTTTTAATTTTTTTTAAATATTTTACAATATATTTCTTATTATATAAATTAATATAGTTAAATGTATAATTATTTGCTCTTTTAAAAGCCCATCTTTTAAATGGTTTGAAAAATTTTCTTAACATTAATGATAATAATTATATTTTATTCATTTTTTTCAAATTTGGATTGAAAAATCTTGATTTGAAAAAAAAATGATTCTTTGTTCTAAAAATTACTTTCACCAACTATCAGCAACAGACAACAAGCAGAACACAAACCCAACTACCCAATAGTCTAAATGGCCGCTACCCAGACCCAGATGATCATCAACGAGTTCACTACTCTTGTAGATACTGAGAAGGAATACACTCGTGCTGAACTTGGTAAGATGCTTACTGAGGTCTATCGTCAGATTACTACGGACAAACCAAAAAAGACTGATGATAAGCCTAAGAAAAAGAAGTCAAAAAAGGGAAAGGACTCGGATGAGGAAGTTGAACCCAAAAAGAAACGCCTGCCAACTGCTTACAATCTCTTTGTTAAAGAGCAGATGAGTATTGTGAAGGAAGAATTTCCCGATTTGAATCGTCAGGATCTGATGAAGAAGGTCGGCGAGTTATGGAAGACAAAGAAAGAGCAGGAGAAGAATGATGAGTAAAAAAATACAAAAAAATAAAAAAAAATAAAAAAAGGGAAAAACTAACCTTTTTTTATTTTTAATTATAATTAAAAATATATTCATTAAAAAAGTACATTTCTTTATTTTTATAAATTTTTATAAAAGATTTTTAAAATTTAAAATATTTTTATGAAATGTACTTTTTTAATGAATATATTTAAAAAAATGATTTTACTATATATCTATTATATTAGAATAATAATGATTATTCCAGAAGATTTCCCATCGGATTTAGAATTGAAAATATATAGTCATATAGTATATAAAATTCAAAATAATCTTTTAAATGAAATTAAAAATTATCATAGAAAAAATACAGAAGAATACAGTGAAAAATTATTAGATTCTGATTCAGAAGAATTTTGGGAAGAATATGTTACTGAAGAAATGAGAACAAATCCAAATTACTGGAAAAATTTTATATATATAGATGAAAATATATATAATTATAAAACAAAAAAACCAATTAAAATAAAAATAAATACAGTTTAATTTTTAAGATAAACTTCTTTGAATATATTCATTACATTTTCTGGTGTATTTTCTTTATATGCATTCCAATCTTTTTTATTTTCTATTTCTGGATTAAAAGATAATAATATATTAGATAATTCTTCTTGATTCTTATACCATATAGCATTATCCCCTAATTTTTGTACATGACCCAAATCACCAGATTTCGTGCATATTATTGGTTTATTCTTAACTGAAAATTCACCAATTGCTAATCCAAATGTTTCACCACCGGCTCTAGCCCATAACATAGCATCGCATGTATTAATAAATTCTACCTTTTCATTTAGATCGACAATTGTAGATAAATGAATAATATTAGGTAAATTAGGACAAAATTTATTAAAATTAGCAAATAGAAAATATATGTTACTATTATTATTTGCAATATTATATACTGTTTTTTTTACATAATCAATTGAAAAATTATCTTTACCACCATATCCACCAAATACTACTGCATTTAATGGTATATTTAATTTTTCTTTCATATTTTTATTATGTTGAGGCAAATTAATCATATGAGGAACAACCGGATATTTATTATTACCAACATATGGTGATATTGTACTATAAATATCACCATGTGGTTGATTACAAGTAAAAACACAATGAATACAATTTTTAGCAACTTTACTTAATCTTGAATCTAATCCACCTGCTTTTATAATATATAAATGTGTAATATTATACTTTAATAATAATTCATCAATTTCTTTAAAATCATCAGTTTCGTGAACTATAAATTTTTTTTTAAATTTTTCAATAACATTTAAATTATTTTCAATACGATTTTTATCATAAAATATATAAGATTTATTACCTAATAGTTTTTCATTATAATAAGCATAATCATATAAACTAACTGTAGTTCCTCTTTCACATAAACAATTATCCCAAAAACCAATATTCATTTATATTATATAAAAAAAGAATATATCTTTTATATATTTATTATATAATATGCTATATGCTAATAAATTTTAAAAATAAATATATTTTTAATATTAGATTATATAACTTAAATACTAAAATATATAAAAAAAATATATATATATATTATTACATTATATATGCCAATAAATTTTAATTTAGAAGAAATAAGACATAAATATAATTGTAAAAATTACTTTGAAACAGGATTATGGGATCCAAATGATAAAAGTATATCATTTAGAAAAGCATTAGATTGTAATTTCGATAAAATTAGTTCAATTGAAATAAGAAAAGATTTTATAGAATCAGGTAATATTATATTTAAAGAATATATAGAAAATGGTAGATGTTGTTTATATAATGATGATAGTATTAATATTGGTAAATATTTGAATAATGATGATAATAAAACATTATTTTTTCTTGACGCTCATGTTGATAATCTAAATATAAAAAATTATGAAAAAAAATGTCCTCTATTTGAAGAATTAAATGCAATAAGTAATCTTAAAAGAAAAGATAATATAATATTAATAGACGATATACGTTATCTCAAAATGAAACATCCATGGGGTGAAACAAGTTATGGTAATATAATATTTTTAGATGAAATTAAGAAAAAAATACTTACAATCAATAACAAATATAATTTTTCCACATTAAATGGACATATTGAAGATGATGTATTAATAGCATATATATAATTTATCTTAATTATATGAGCGAGAAATTGCATCTAATAGGTATTTATTTTTTTTTTTAATAAAATTAATATAATTATTAATATAAATTTTTTTTTTATCATAATAATTATCGGATCTATTTAATTTGATTTTTATTTTTTTATAAATATTCATATTACACATTGCATCTTCTCTACAAAGACCTTTGTGCGAAAATGAAGTATATTTTAATAAATTCTTTTTATATTTTTTTTGTAAATTTTTATATTTTTTTAATAATATTTTACACTCTTCCATATATTAATTATTAATATATCATATTATATCATTTTTTTTAGGAAATACTTATTAATATTTAATATATATATATATTAAGATTATATTATAATATGTCAAAAGGAGGGTTGTGTGATCTTTTTACTGATACAGAAAGTCAACCTCATTTTGTTATTACACAACAAACTTTACCTGAATTTTTTAATAATTTACATTTTACATTGAATGCTTATCTAGCTATTGTAACTGGTGGAGATCAAGATCGGATGAACAGTATTCTTGGCATGTTAGAAACATCTCTACCTACATTTAATATTATTCATAAATGTATTCAAAATCCTAACGCGTCTGCTTTATCAGCAATTGAAAAGAGGTTACTTATTAATTTATCACGCGCCATTATATATGATACAGAACATGATTTTGGTTCAGGAACTAGTAGAGGTAATTGTAATAACGGAGTAATAAAAGTATGCCTTTCCTCATTTGAAAAGTTAAAAAATAAGAATGGAGGCGGGCGCCTCATCAACCTCAATGAATATGCAACTGGTTTTTTTAGTAATAATCGTGACAATGCCTGGTTTAATGGTATAACCACTTTTAATGATTGTGTTGATCCAGCTAATCCTGATTCTGTTAATAAGGATGCTATTAAAAATTTAAGTGATATTAAATATTATTTACAAGATAGTGCTGTTCATAAAAAAGCTAAAACTGCATTTTTAATGAGTGGTGGTAAAACTATTTATAGAGCAATTTCAACCGCAATTGATCCAGCAGGATGTAAAAATGAAAAAGCTAACGAATTTAATGTAGCAGATCATGTAAATATAAATTATGAATCACTTATATTAAATATTAGTTTAATATTTTATCAAAATTTTTATACTATATGTCAACATCTCAAAAAAATGTTTTATATAGAAATTCCTTCTGATAGAACCCTATTTAAAAATGATAAAAGATTTAATATTAATATTATTAATTTAAATGATGGAGTCAGAAGTCAAATCCATAATGTAATTGGTGGTAGTAATTGTAATTATAGTCCACAAAAAATATGTAACATTTTAACTACAAAAAAGTCATCAATGGATAAATTATTAGAAAAATATTATCTCAATATACCTTTAAATGATGTTGGTGATTACCTTTTTACGAGAGCATTACAACTTATTTTAAAAGGTCATGGTGATTTCGGTCAAATATTTTGGAGTACGTTTTTATACCATACTCCTAATAGTAAACTACCACATGATTTTTATTTAGAAATTCCGAATGTGCTCCCTCCAAAATTTTATAATAATTGTCTAATACAAACAGGTGATAAATATTTCGCATGTATTTCTGCAATTCTAGAAGCACCTGTTTTGATTGGTACTACAGGTAATATAAGTATGTATATAATTAATAGTAATATAAAATATTATAATCAAAATATAATACACTCATATAATGCATATAATGATTTAAAATTTTACGATACTATAGCTGAAGGCATGCATAATTTTATGGCAAAAATTGCATCTATTTCGCAATCTGAAGAAACTATTATTGAATCAATAATAAATGAAAATGCATATAACAAATATTATGATGATAATATAAAACGTTTTTTTATTACAAAAAATGAAGCAGGACCATTCACATTATTTATGTGTGATATTAAAGATGGTGGGGTAGTGATTTCATATAGTATTACTGATATAAATTATTGGAAAATTGGGGAGGCAGACTGGATTACTAATGGTCAAGATTATACTGATGCTACTTTGAATCAAAATGCATTTGATCTAGAGAGATCTGTTGTAAAAGACCCAACTTATTATGATCTAGTTAATATTAAAATCTTTAGCTCATATTCAAGCAATTTTATATTAATTAATTTGGGTCAACTTATAAGTACAGCACATGGTATTATTGATAAATTAAATAATGAAAAAGCGCATGAACGGGGCTCGGAAGTTGGGGATATATATGGTAAGACAATTGATTATATATATTTTATAATCCATTATGGTTTACAAGAATGGATAACACAAAGTAATGGAAGTTTATTTGAAGGAAGGCAAGGTGCAGCTCCCCCTCCACGTATACGCTCTATTATAGCGAATAATAAAACATTTGAAAATATTAATAACAATTTAAAAATTTTAATAAAATTTTCAGAAGTAATAGAAAATTTGTTAAATGTTATGTACCAAAATTTAAACTTATTGAATGATCTTTTTACAAGAATATATGCTTTATCATATAATAATGAACATGATAAACTTCTATTATATACTAAAGATATAGTAGAAGTTTATCATGCAATTTTGAATAATGATTCTTTAAATATATGGAAAAACTTAATTTCTGAATATATTCAATTAAGTATGAATAAATTTCCTTTTAACGATCAGTTTAGGGGTGACGAGAATATTAATAACCAAATTTTTAAAAATGAAATAGTTAAATTAAATTCAAATTCTAACATAGAAAAAATCAATACACCAGATGAAAGTATAATATATAGTTTTGTAAAAGATTTTGGTAATAATATATCAATATTATCTTCATCATGTTTATTAATAGAAGTTTTACGTAAAAAATTAAAAAATCTATCATCTGAAATACATACTAAATTAATAGATACAGTAAATTCCCATCTTATACCACCCCAATCACCACTTGAGCCCCCATCACCAATTGAGCGAACTCAATCTAGGGTAAAACAATGGTTGGAGGAGAATCAACCGGAACCCGATCCTGATGCTCACCAGTTGCCAGCTGCTGAAGCAACATATAGTCAATCTCTTGATACTATTTATGAAATGACAAATCCTGATAAAAAAGAATGTATTGAATATTGTGAAGGTAATGAATGTACTATAAATACAACAAATGATGATATGAATATATATTTAACTAAATATATAGATAATATATCAGTATTATATGCAAATTTCAATTATCATTTAGAAAACATGAAAACGGTGACAGGACCAGTACAAATGCACTATATAGCACCAAATATGCAAATTGCATATGAAGAAATATATAGAAGATTAACGTTAATATATTATTATAGAGATATACAAAGTAGTTTAGACAATAATTTCATTAATTATATAAATAGTGTAACGGAATATATTAGTAAACAACATTTTCAAAATATAATCATATTAATGAATTGTTACATTAATTCTGCAACGTTAGTTGAAAATAATCAAATAATGGCGTATGGCCTTTTAAATATATTTCTACTTCCTGAAATCAGAGGTAAACATCTCAATGAAGAACAGGTAAATATAATAATTAAAAAAAAAATAAAAGAAATGATATATTATGATTTTAAAATAAACTATAATGATAATAAAGATGATTTAAAAGTGAAGAGTCTTGTTGAGGATGATGTGGAAGACGATGGTGATTCTACTTTTAATGTTGCTGAATGGCTTGGTGGACATGCTGGTGGTAGTTTATATGGTATTAGTAAAAATAATTCAAATAAATTAAAAATATATTTAAAAAATATAGAAAATATAACAGAAAAAATTAAATTATTAAAAAAAAATAAAATTAAAAATAAAGATAAAATTAAGCAAGAAAATAACAATATTAAAAAATTAAAATTAAAAATTAAAAAAGAATCTAAAAAAGAAAAAGAAAAAGAAAGAAAACAAAAAGAAAAAGAAAAGCAAAGAAAACAAAAAATAATACAAAAAGAAAAAC